GTGGATCCTCTAGACATCGAAGACACCAGCGACTGGCTTGGATGCCCTACCGAACTGGAAACCATCAAACACTATGCGCGCATGCTGGAAAACGAAGTCCAGGAACTGAACCCGCAGCTCCGCAAAGCCAGGGAGAATATCTTCGGCCTGGTGCAAATGCATGCAGACGCGTTCGAGGAGTGTGGTCGACTTCGAGCCGAGATCAGGCAGCTGAAAGCAGAGCTTGCCGATACAAGCAGGAAACACTCCGACCTCCTCAATGCCTCGAACAGCATCCTGATGATGAAGGACCGGGAGTTGGCCGGCTACCAACAAAAACTTCAAGAACTGACCGGATACACCTACCCACAGTCGACGCCCCACCGACTAAGCTGAAATCGGCGATCCGAGGGCATGACCATGTGAGAATAGCCAATCGTTAAGCGGCGTAACCCTCACACTTAATTTCGATCGGCAAGCGAGACAATTCGTAACTCCCAGATAAAACTCTAATTATCCAAACCCCCGGAACTGATGCAATAAATTCAATATTGCGCCAATCGCACAAGCTTAAAGCCCCTCTGCTTTCCGAGGCTGGAATTACTATCGACCCAAATGAAACCTCAACTCCACTTGGATCATCAATAGCATAAAACAATAGCCGCGGAGAACTATCGGGCAGTTGACCAGCGGAAAACACGTTAATCATAAAAGCCGAAATATCGAAAGGTAAGGATGGAACGGTATATGAATTTATCGATCCACCCATGACATACATTAAGCCATTTTTTATGTGAAGCGCATCAGCAAGCATAAACGTGGTAGATCGGAAACCGGAGTCGATATCGTCTTCACTCAGATCTATAGCCCCAGGCGGGCGTATGAAACCAGCTTTACCACCACTACCCCCTGCGGCGCCAAAGAATTTAGAAGTCGCACCATCAGCTGAAGTAAAACGAATGCCAGAAGGCCCACCATCTCTACCGTGCTCCCCCGGGAATTTCCCTGGTCGTCCACCTTCTCCCACTTCAACATCCATTTTCAAGTCACCTGAGTGTAATGCAGACATAAGCTCAGCCGGAATAACGGTTATATACTGATCCCCACCATCTCCCGCGCTGCCTCCAACAGAGTTTTCTCCTATCGCCCCGCCACCGCCGCCACCGCCTCCGCTGCCAGTCGCGCCCACTCCACCCAAATTATAGATTGTCGTTTCCCCCAAAGATTCGGTGCTTCTGGCCTCACTATCGTTTGAGGTTACAAAGATACTCTTAATCTTCTTCATAACGTTTGGTAAAACCGACCAATTCATTATAGAGATAAGCACCGCACCAGCTATCACCCCCAAACCGAACGACCCTGCAACATAGGACAGCACGACATTCAATACAACCTTAATCCTTGTTATCTCACCATCAGTTACATTCACAGTCAGCCATTGCCCAAGCGCCCACTTTGCAACTTCACCAAACAACCAAACGAAACAAATAAAAATTAATGTTTTATTGTTTTTCATTACTTCCTCTCTGAAAATTTCCTTTGGAGGAAATTATCATCAACGGAGGATTTTTTCTCCCTTTAAAGCTAACGATGCATTGGTGCAGATATAGCAGTTACGAACGCCTGGCAAGCAGCTAATGCAATCAGCCCTCGGTCGCCTGCGTCGGTGATGGCGACAATTCGTTGAGCATGCGCTGGGTCAAGTCTGGCTCGTGCCGCTCCATGAACCATGCAGCGGGCTTCGGTACCGGTTGGCACTGAACAGCTACCGGCTGAACCCGCATCGAGGAGGACTGACAACCGCAAATCAGAAGTGGCAAGGCGATCGCGCAGGCGATCCTGGTCTTTTTGTGCATCGCTCAATTTCCTGTAGTGGGTTTGTTCGCTGGCTGAAAGGCGCTTTTCGAGCGCCAGGCGCTTGTCCTGATCGGCGCTGACCTGCGCGGCGGCTGCATTGCTGATGGCGGTCAAGTCGTCCTGATGCAGGCCGGCCTGCTCGGCAAGCTGCTTGCCGTAGCGCCAGTCCTGAACCTTCCAGACACCGCCAGCCGTGAGCAACATCAGCAACATCACTCCGGACAACTTCCACGTCACGAGACTCATGGCACATCCTTGAAGAAGACGTGGTGGCCGAGCTTCAGCGTCTGTTTCGCTCCCACAGTCCAGGTCGGAGCCTTAGGCATGGTGGTCGCGTAGTAGTGGGTCGCTCCCCCCGTAGAATCAGGCTCTGCGCCGGACATCACCAAGTCGGCTGCCTTTTGCGCCCGGGCGAACCCAGCGGCAGGGATCGACTTGCTCCCGCAGAGGTACGGGTAATTCGGGTCGTTCTTGTTCCAGCAGCTGAATTGGTACGGCTTCAGGCACACACCGGCATAACCCTCACCCCACCACGACTTAGCTCTGCCGTCGTTCACGCGGTTGCGGATGGTCCAGGCCACGGCGATTTGGCCGGCCAAGGTTTCGCCGCGGGCCTCACCCCACAAGGTGCGGGCGAGGACGTCGCGGTCTCTTTCGGTAGGCGTCATAACTTTTCTCCAAACGAAAAAAAGCCCGCGGCTTGGCGGGCAAGTATCTCAATAGGGTTGATGTCGATATCGGACGAATACAAACCCGTCTCACGCATTGATGACTTTATGGCAGTCCACCGACCTGAACCGGACTGTGACGTTGGCCGGCACACCCTGGCGAAGCACGACGGTGCCGCGCGTGCGCAGCGAGTTCAGCGTTACACCCGACGGTACGGTCAGCGGTGGGGTCTTCAATAGGTACGACGGGTGCGCCAGCGAGTCGCCAACAAACGCCGTCTCCCCGGATGCCAGGCCGCCGTCCTCGCACACGACGATCACGGTCGACGCGGTGTGCGCCAGGCGCAGCCCGAAGAAGATCGAGGAGTACCCGGTGTTCCCGGCTGGCGCGTCATATTCGCAATAGGCCTCAATGACATCTCCGCCCGACAAATTAGCCACGCCGACGTTGTTCTGAAACTCCACCGATGGCGCCGATTCGGTCGGGGTGCCAGTGATCACCAGCTTCTGCCAGGGCTCGACAATGCCGGACGCGTTTACGATGTCCTCCTTCGAGCACAAGGTAGTGACGCCGGTGCAGTTCAGGTGCTGCACGCCGTGGCCGTCGGCGACTACGCCGGTACAGGTGCCGGTGGCGACTGTGATCGTGCCACCTACGCCGACGGTCAACGGGTTGGCATTGATGATCCCGCCCGGGTTCTTGGTGGCGTTGTAAGCCCCCGAGATATTCACATAGGGGCGAAGGTCGGTGATCGGGAAGATCGTCGCCAGCACGCGGGCCAGGGCCTGACCGTGGCGAGTGCTGCCCTCTTGGCCGACGTGGGTGTGGTCCGGCAGGAAGCCGGGCACGGCGTAGCCCAGCGTCGAGGTGGTCAGCCAACCGAACTGCGAGAGGTCGCAGACAAGCACGCCACGTTGAAACCGCCGCGAGCGCTGCCAGTTGATGCAGGCGTGGTGGGCCGCTACCTGATCCGGGGTGAACACCGGGGCGCCTACGGCCTGGGCATCGGTTGGCGGGATATCGGTCATCCAGATCACCGTGATCCCGGCGTCTCGGATGCGTTTTTCGATCTCCGTCATGTTGATGATGCTTTGCTCAGCGCTTATCGCCGGCACAGCCACCCGGTCATTACGCGACATGAACAGGACCACGAACGTGACGCCCAGCGACAGCCACTTGGCGATGGACTCTGGGCTACGGTCCAGTATGTCCTTAGTAGTGCTGCCGCCGATCGCGCAGTTCGCTTCCACTGGAAAGGTCACGCACTGGCGCATCAGCCCGCATGCATGGTGCACCCAACCGTAGGAGTGGAGACGGGTGGCCAGGGCACTGGCCGACGAGTTGCGCTGGCCACGGCTGTCGCCCTCGATGCCGCCGATCACGGAGAGGCGCGAGTAGAACCGGTCAGCCTGCGCCCTGCTCATACCCGGAATATCAAGAACGCCCATAGGCTTATGCCCTCAAGAAATAGTGATCGCCGGCTGAGCGATGACGGCGCCGCTTGCATCTCGGGTAACCGCAGGCTGCGTGATGGTCTTGCTCGGAGTACTGGCATAGGTGGCGTGCCAAGCATCGATGGCGCCGGGGAACGCAGTGCTGGCAACGTCAGTCGTGAACACGCCTGCTACACCATCTGGCCAAACGATGATGGCTGTAACAATCGCGCCGTTCGCGTCACGGGTGGCCGTCACGGCTTGAAAGGCTTGCGTATATGCCCAAGTGCTCAGGTTGTACTGAACTCCGGCACGACCAGCGGGACCGCGCAACTGCCCTTCGGTCGTAATAGTGATCCGCTCTGCGGTGCTAACCACTGTGATTTCGGTGGTTATCGTCATTCGGTTATACCTTTTGCGACGAAGACGCGAACCGGATCCGTCGTGAGGATCTGTTCCGCATCAGTCGTGTACCTGATATCGAAGCTGAGCGCGCCTGTCGGCCACGTCGCGGTTTCGGCACTCAAGGTGAATTCACCGGCAGCCCTGTCAGTGAATTCAACAGCGAGCTCTGCAATGAACCGGGAAGAGGTCCCTATGGATGCGCGAACCTGCCAGTCGGTCAGGTCTTGTGGCACTCCGCTCACCTTCACCACCAAGGCGACCTGAAATGAGTCGCCGCGTTTTATGTTCATTTACTGCTCCCGGGCGAATGATCAGAGGTTTCTTCGAGGCAAAAAAAACCCGCTCGATGGCGGGTGCGTAGTGCAAGTGCTGCGAGCTACATCGTTCCGGATGGGCGAGCCTCGGGGTCAGCCTCGATCACTTGAATGGCTGGCTCAACTGGCCACACCGGAGCGGCCGGCCAAGTCGGCTGTTTCGTGACCTTGCCCAGGGCGAACTTGTACGATTTCCATGATGCAATGCTGATCATTAGCGCTGCCTGTTCAACCTCGTCCTCTTCTGTTGCCTCGCCGGCGTCAATGCCGTAGCCAAGGGTCTCGATGCGGTCCTGAATACGCGCGATCTGTACGACGGCAGCAGTGTTACGGTTTGCCAGTTCTGATTTTGCGTTGGCCAACACCAATGCGGCAGCTGTGGCGTCTTTCATTTCCATGGTTATCAACTTCGACCAGTCAATGTTCATTCGCCAGCCTCCTCTCGTAGAACAGGTTCGGGCAGCGGCTGGGGTAGTGATACCGGGCCATCCGGTGGGTTTCCCAAGACCTTAGGAGTGGATTGCTCAGGACTGAAATTTGCGGGGATCGGATAGAGTAGTGACAACTGGATGTTCCCACCCACACGTTCGATCTGCCCCAGCGCAAACCATTGCGAGTCAACCGCCGAGCCAGGCAAAGATCCTCCTTCTGGCAGAGGTGATAGATCAAATTCTTCACCATTGATCAACAGACTGTCGCCCTGCTTGATTAACTCGAATGGCTCGTCGTCGTAGCGCTGTCCGTACAAAGTGATGTTCATTACTTCCATCTCCCATGTGCAACTACAGCAATGATCATGTTGGTTGATCCAGAAATTAAGACTGGGTGATAAGCCGCCCATTGGCCCCAAGTAGACGCCGACCCGAACAACTGTTGACCCGCCCAGCCTCCGCCGCTCGCACTGGAAATGCCGTACCCGAACATCTCGTAGTCGCCCACGAATGGATAGGCAAATGGCCCCATGTCGAAATTAACGCTTTTGAATATGCTGCCGTTTGCCGCCGTTCCGCCTCCGATGGTCACCTGTTTACGATTAAGCAGAGACCCATCAGCGCGCTTTTCGTAATAACAGCTGTTGATGAATCCGCTTTCAAGAATTGCACCATTCGGTACGCCAGCCGCGTCAGAAACCGTTCCAACAATATTGTTGCGCCCATATGCTCCCGCGGCCTGCAACGCGGTGAGCAGCGCAGCAATCGTCTTAACTCCTGTGCCGCCTTGAGCAATACTGAGTGCTGTGGTCAATGCAGAAAGCGACGTGATGTCGCTGTTCGAGCCGCTCGCCGCTTTCCCTCCGAGGGATTGCGCTGTCGCCGTGGCCTGCGCTTGCAGCTTCCCGAGCGCCACGAGCAAGGCGTCAGCCGCGGTAATAGCGGTGGCATCGGTAGTCACCAAGCCGGTAAGCACTGCAGCGCGCACGCGCGCCTCGGTGTGGTACTTGTTTGAGCCTTCAGGCAATCCGTCCGTGTCAGTCAGGTTGAGCTCTGTCCGGATTCCAGCGAGCGTCGGTGTAGTGCCCAGCACGGCAAGCACACCGCCGAACTGATTCACCAGCGCCCGCAACGCATCAGCGGAATCCTTCACATACCCTTGTAGGGGGGCCAGCGCGTAGACACCCGCTGCATTAGTCGCTCCCTGATATGGTGGATCAATCGACAGCGCCGTATCGCTGGCGATGTTGGTCACCTCATACCAGCCACCATCTGGACCGCGCCAGCCATCACCGACCCGGCTATTTGCAATAAACGCAGTGCCGGTGCCGATCACTGAATTGGAATTTTGGGTGACAGAAACCGTCCCGGCTTTATACCAAGGCATCGATTATTTTCCTTTGAAGAGTTTTTATACGCCGAGCTTGGCGAATACTGCTGGCAGGAAGAAGGCGAAGGGATTACCAAGACCAACGGTCAAGGCAAACAAGTTCCCACCTGAAAAATCCCACCAGCAGTAAAGCTGCCTACTCTGCACGCCATCATTCAACATATTCATTCCAAATGTGTTGATCAACATGTGCTCGCCTGCGGGAAAATTGAAATCAACCCGATAATAATTTCGTGGCACGCCCTGCGCTGTGTAGTCGGTCTTAATGTATGCCCAGTTTTGAAATGAACGTGTAAAGCGTGCATATGGTGTATCGGAATCAAAAAGCAGCTTTGCGTTTCCATCCCAAAGGCGCATTCCATATTGCGCTACCGGACTTGCTGCGAAACCGCATACAAAATAAGTCCCGTTTGGCTGCGATGTGTTGATGTCATAAGCTCTGACATAGAAACCCGTCCACGCACCTGGCGAACCGTTGACTCGCATCAAACATAGGCCGGCCACGCCGGTACTTCCCGAGGGCCGAACGAATACTAGTGGAGGTTCCTGGCTCGTAATTGTCGCAGGGAAGTGCGTGGTGGATCCTAAGCCTGATTCCTCTGTCGGCAGATATGTTCCCTTTGCAAGAACTACCAGCCTTGTAAATTCAGAGTCAATGGTCACAACATTACTGTTGTTTGTGTATGTTAATCCATAGCCCATTTAATAGAACCTTATAACAATAAGCCGCATGGTAATTCCGGTTTTATTGCTGTATTGCCCCCTTCCCCTTATATAGCTGTACACATTAACCCCCCCGGAAATCACCTCTGTTTCGAGCTGTTTGTCGAGCGACGAGTACGCGCCTATCGGGACTACAAAAGCAGTGGCGTTCTCAGGCGTGACTCCGGGAACAGAGATGGTTTGAAAGGCAATAGTGTTGCTCCCGGTCACCAAGCTGCTGTGAACGACTCGCATAGTGAAAGAGTTCTCATCGACCTGAAGCAATCCATCTGGCCCCCAAATGCGCATTCCATAAGCCATTTTTCTACCCCAGATAGCCGAGTCGTACGCGGAGCACGTTGTTCGCGTCGTAGACCGACACATTCAGAGAGTTGATCACCAGCCGCCCTTGCCCGGGAACGATTCCATTTATTTCGAGCGTCCCGTCTTTATTGAGAATCCATCCCTGCTGGCCGGCGATGTAGTTCGTCGAACTGATGTAGCTGCCAATCTTTGCATTGGTGATGGTGCCGTCAGCAATGAAGGCCGAGTTCATGAACACCTGGCCACCCTGCACCGCAAACGGCACGGAAATGGCGCCGCCGGCGATGGTGTTGACGATGGCGAATCGGTCAGCGCTCACCAGGAACTGACTTTGAAATACCCCGCCCACATTCTCGATGCCCAGTCCAATGCCGGCCGCGACATATTGCCCATTGGCGGTGACCGACATCTTCACCGACCACATTGTTCGCAAGTTGCCGTCCATGTCGGCGAAGGCCTCGGCGGTTTCCTGAATGGCTGACGTGTTTTCACCCACCACAGCCGTTAACTGGGTGATCGCAGTAGCAGTGGCTTCCTTGTCGGTGGCAACAACCTGCCTCAGGTCCGTGACGCTGGCCTCATTTTCTCCAACAGCGGCGGTCAGGCTGCTGATCTTCTGCGCGCTGGCCAGATTCTCGGATGCCCTCACCTTCTCTTCCGTGGCGATCGCAGCGGTGCTGGACCAGCCTTTCAGCGCATCCGCCAGGTCGCCCTCCCCATCGTCATCACGAAAGGAAGCTCGCAGAGCCTGGAACGCTGTCGCCTGCGCAGTGACCACGCCGTCAAGCTCGGTGATTTCGGCGGTATTGGTCGCGACCTGCTGAGCAAGCCCGTTGGCCGTCTGCACTGTCTGTCCGACGTCGAGCCAGTAGTCCGGGTTCGGTGGCGGTGTCTCGAGTGGGACGTCGCCGGTCGCCTGATAGATCCGCTTTCCGACAACCACAAGATCGTATTCGCTGTAGGTTGCTTCCGGGTCGTAGCCTTTCAGCCCATCAAGCGCGTCAATCTGAGCCTGAAGGCCCGGGATTTTGTCGATCTCGTCCAGGATGTCTTCGCCAAGCTCCGTGCGCCCGATCTGCCCAGCGATCATTTCAAGAATCGCCGCAGCATCAGCGCTCGACTGACCCTGCACGCCGATGCCCACCGGATACCATCGACCGATGTTGCCAATCCGGTCCACCAGGCGCGCCCAGAAGTAGAAGGTCACGCCCGCGCGTAACCCCAGCATCGAGAAGTCACTCTGCGGATATGACAGGTCTGTCAGCTTTGTCGCCGCTTCCAGGCTGGTCGTCTGGCTGTGCCAAATCTCCGTGCGCTGAGTGTCCTCGGCCCCGGCCGGGAACCCCCACTTCAGGTAGATGCCGAACAGCAGCGGCGTGGCAGTCAGGTGTGACACCGCCGGCGGTAAGCCCTCCTTGCCCTTGAGTTGGGTGAGCATCGAGTTGCGCCAGATCGACGAGATATCGAAGGCGCTCACCGCTCTCACCCGTGCCACGTAAGCGCCGGCGTAAATGCCCGTCACGTCAACGCTGGTCATGCCCGTGCGTTGCAGCTTGATCCAGTTGCCGCTGTCTTTGCGCCACTCAATGTCATATCCAACCGCGCCGTTCACCGCGGGCCAGGTGATGGTCATAGTGGCCACGGCGAGCCCCTGAGAAACTACAGAGGTAGAAGTCAGCGTGACGCTGGCTGGTGCCGGCACGACGGTGATCGGAATTGCGCTGATCGGCCGCTCTTCCAGCCGCGCACCGGTGTCGATGTAAGCGAACTTGCTCGGCTCGTACTGCAGCGCGCTGATCTCGAAGTCACCCTCGGCAGTGCGCTTGGTCCGCAGCACTCGATAGAGCGGGATTGCCAGATCATCGGCATCCAGTGCCCACTGCAATTGCGGCAGTGGCGCTTCGCTGTAATTGGTGGTCACGGTAACGGCGCGGCCGTTGACGCTCTGCACGGTGCGACCCTCGGCGCGCCCGCCGGGCAAGTTGATGATCAACCGATCGCCAGCCTTGGCCTGGGTGTCACGGTCGAGCGTCACAACTCTGCCAGCAACCGCAGAGATACGCCCGCCCACCTCGCGACCAGCCAGCAGCGAATCCGCCACCGGGATGATGTGCCCGGGCAGCGGAATCACGCCTTCCATTCCGGTCTTGAACGAGAGGGTACGGTCCTGGTTATTGCTGAGGATCGCCCACTTGCCGCGGCGCTGGGCTTCAGAGGCGCGCGTACAGCCAATGGCGCTCAGCTCGGTCGGTTTGTCGCCCAGGCGCTGCTGCAGATCCAGGTCCGCGAACGGAATGACGTCGGTGTCATAGTTGTTCGCCGGATTGTCGTAGCTGACCAAGGCGCGGGTATATCGCGTTTTGGCTGAGGCGCTGCCGTAGGAGAACTTCCCGTCGATGACATTGGCCCGGGTGAACACATAGTCGAAGTCCTGCGCGCGCGGCATGTCGGCCTGCATCACCAGTTGGCCCTGCGCCCAGTACGTCATACCTCGATAAATGCCGGCAATGTCGCGCAGCAGCGACCAGGCGTCCGCCTTGCCCTGCAGATTCATGTCGCACAGGAAGCGTGGCTCAACACCACCGAGACCATTCGGTACCAGCTGGTCGCAGTACTGCGAAATCCGGTACAGCTCCCACTTATCGACCATGAACGACTTGATGCGCTTGCCCAGGCCAAAGCGCTCTTCAGTACAGATGCCGTACGTAATCCAGGCCGGGTTATTGGTCCAGGCCTGCTTCATGCTGCCGTCCCACGTGCCGGTATAGGTCCGGGCGATCGGGTCGTAGTTGCTCGGAACCTGCCAGCGGCGTGCCCGGCACTTCACGGTGACCGCGGGAATATTGGTGAACTGCTCGGCGTCGAATTCGATGTAGAGCAGCGCGGTGTTCGGGTAGCGCAGCTTGGCGTCGATCACTTCGGTGAAACCGGCGATCAGCATGGTGTCGGCGATCTTGTTGCTGTTCTGGTTCGGCGTCAGGCGCCGCACGCGGATCTGCCAGCCGGTGGTGGCGTCTGGCAGGTCGATCCGCCGAGAGCGCTCGTAGCGCGTGGTGGTCTTGCCGTCCACGGCATCCACTGCCACCTGTTGATAGGCGCCGCCGTCGGTGGCTACGTCAATGGCGTACTCGATGCGGTAGCCGACGATGTTGCCTTCATCATCCTGGCGCTGGAGCGCTGGCCACGCAAAACGCACACGCACGGCCGACATCTGAATGTTGGTGATCGAGCGCACCCAAGGGGAGTCACTACGTAGCTCGACGTTCAGCGAGGTTTCGTTCTCAACCGATGGGATGCCCGGGATATAGGTCTGATCCACGGAGCCCGGGCGCCAGTCCCACTTCACGTTGGGGAAGTTGTAGTTGCCGCTCCCGTCCCGGATCGGGGTGTTGTCGAGGTAGATGTCGTAGTCGGTCGGGGTTTCGTCGAACTCACCCTCGCCCACGGCGATCAGCAGCTTGGCCAGGTTGGTCGAGCGCAGGCTGTCGCTGGCCTCGGTCGGCGACTTCGGCTTGCTGCTACCGCCCTTCTCGCCGTGTATGTCGATCTGTGCTGCGCCCATGCTTTCCTCCAGGCATAAAAAAACCGCCTCATGGGCGGCCTGCTCACTGTGTTCTGCTTACACTTTGTCTTCGGCGTAGATCGAGGCGGAAATGATCATGCCGCCCCACCGGCGTTCGCCGATACAGATAGGCACCGGGTTGCCGCTGGCCGTGGTGTTCTTGGCGCTGCCAAAAGAATAACTAGGCAGGTTTTCAGGGGATGCGCTTTGAGATAGTCCGCTCGCCTGAGGGCTTAACATTTGGATTACACCTCCGATCGCGAGAGCTGCACCTGCCTGGTATAGAAAGGGAGATGCAGCCGCAAACGGCGTAAACGAAAGAACAAAGGCAGCCGCAACAAGCACAGCACCGAGGACTGTCTGCAATCCGCCAGCGCGCTTACTCCCGCTAATCACAGGAACAATGCGAATTTCTCTCGTGCCGCCGAGATCCAAGTCGTCAGTACCTATGTTTTTGCGGTTGCGAAATATCGCAAACGTCAGCCCCAAACGCTCAAGCCGCTTTATCTCTTCGGCGAAACCATCGATCGTTGCATTAAGCGCCCGAAAGACTTCTACAGCAGATCCACCATCCAAGAGGTAGGATTTACTGCGAAAGAACTTCTTCGCCAACGAGCCTGAAAGCAATACTTTTGTCGTTGGTGTGTACGTGATAGCTGCCGACATAATTTTCTCCGCCCAATAAAAAACCGCCCGAAGGCGGCCATGTTCAAAACGTTGTAGGGAGAATATCTATCTGCCCATCACCGCCAGTAAATACTCGGTATTTCTTTACGGCACCATCTTTTACGGCCGCTTCGCGCTCTACCCGCTCGGCGCCCATTGAGCAAATACCAGACCCAGTGTAAGCAGCTCCTACCGATACAGTTTCGGGAGACAAATAGAACGATGCTTTTTGCCCTGGATCAAGCTTGGCTGCCTGTTTGCCATCAATGAACACTGCCATTGAACACAGGCTGCCGGTATGTCCGGAGTCACGAATCACCTGAAGCACGCCAAACGAACCCGAAGGCTTCTTTTGAAAGGCTATCAGTTGACTTGGCGGGGCCTCCCTCGCCTCGCTCGACGGCGTAGGGGAAGTGGCGCAGCCAGCCAGCAACGCGACAGCCATCGCACCAATGAGTAATTTCACGTCGTTCCCTCGCTTGAGTTTGACGTGACTTTATCACCAACATGCGAGCAACACGAAAGCCCCGCATGGGCGGGGTTCTTCGTTGATCGAGGGGGGTAGACCGTCCCTGGCTGTTGCGTCTCAACCTTCGCCGAGAATCTCCCGGAAACGGTCAACTGCTGCACTGTTATAGAAAAAGGTCTCGCACTGCCGATCACTGTACTTCGACTTGTCGAGTCTAAGTTCGCCGTACTGGTCCGTTTTCAGACCGTGCTGGTTAGCAAGCCGACCGATTTTTTGTGCGCTGACTCCGAACAATTGCCCCACCTCACCCGCCAGCTTCAGGCTTTCTTCGACCTTGGGTAGCGGGATCAAACGCTGCCCGAAGGCAAGCTCTGAAATGTGGCTGAGCAAAGCCTGTTTACTGGTATCGTCGAGATTCGGCAGGTGAGCCAGTGCAAGCCTACCAAACTCTACGGTCGAGTCATTGGCTGCCGATGGATGTGATCGCGGATTGACTGCATGCCCGTCATTCCAATATTTCCAGAGCGCGTCATCGCATTCATTTTGATACTCAACAATTTTGTTCCGAACTCGCTCGTCTTTTACTCGACCGGTTTGAACGGTCGAAAGCCATCCTGCGAGCTTACGCAATGGCAGGCAAGCGACCTGCTGGATCCCCCCCGCTGAAGGTATCTCCGTTACGGAGACACCCCAGCGCGCAGGGTTCGCAGTCAGCTTCTTATGCTGACCTCCCCAATCCAGCCCAATGCCCTCTACAACTGGGCGCATTGGCACGTAGGGCTGACCGTTGAGATCGACCAGCATTAAGTTTACGCCATGAAATGGAATCGTCATCAGCGCACTCATGCCGCCACCTTCCACTTCAGCCTGGCCATCGCCGCCAAAGCAAAGTCGAAAAGAGCTGCTGGTGGAACGTGAATGCCATTCTCTCCAGCAATAGCACCGAGAAACTGCATCGGCGACATCACGTACGCATCAATAGGAACCGGCTGGATCTGCCGATTGCCAGCGCCATCGGTGAAGACGATGAAACGCTGCGTCGGTGAAAGCTCGGTCGGAAGTTCAACACCCTTCCCTTCCCGACCCAGGAACTCGCCCTCGATCGCATATGCGGCGACAAAGCTGCAGGCCGACTCGAACTCGCTCGCGGGGATCAGCTCAGTGCGTGCCACATTGAAGCGTGTATGCAGGCGGTTGTGCATGACAAGTTGGAAGCTCTGACGGTTCTCAGTTGGCACCGCTTTAGCCTTGTCCCGAATAACTCCCTTGATGATATTGAACTGGCCCAGGCTGAGCTGCTCCATCAGCATGGTCATTTTGCCGTGATCTTCGTACCGACCGTGCTTGCGGATTGCTGGGAGTACTTCGGCAGTCACCCACTTTTTGAAACGCTTCGCCTCAACTTTTCGACTGCGAAGGATCGCCGAGTACAGGCCAGATTCGTTGATAACCAGCATTTCCTGCTCACCACCAAGGGTACGCACAATCTGCGTACCCTTTTCATCCTCGTCCAGATTGCGGGTCATATCGCCTGCAATGCGATACTCCAGAGCAGATGAAACATCGGCTGCGACGAACCATGGCTGGTCGTCGATTAGCAACGTTCGAACCTGCTGCTTACCAAATTTGAACGGGATAATCTGCGCAGTCCGGCTCTGGACATTGTTTTCTATTGGAATTGCGGTAGCATTAATCACGTGAATGTCCTCAGAAAATACTCACACCTGAACCCCGGCCCGCCAGCTGGGGTTTTTTATGATCAGAAGATAGCAAAACACATCACTTCAAATCACTTGATATCATTCAAGCGCAAAACCAGTCATTCTGTCAATATCATTTAATATCGTTTAAAGTATGTCTCTAGAGGCTAACTGATGGGATTTTGTATGAGCGCACCTGCTGGCTTTCCTGCTCGACTGCTACGACTTAGGGCTGATGCAGGCATGACCCAAAAGGATCTGGCAAAAGCTAGCGGCATGAGTGTGCCCCAGATTGCCAGATACGAAACTGGCACATCCAAGCCCCGCATGACTGCGTTGGTGAAGCTCGCAAAAGCTCTCAACGTTGAGGTGTCGGATATCCAGGCATCCGAGGACGAACCCGAAACCATCGAGTTACAGCTGCAAAACATCGACACAGGTGAATCGACGCCATTTGCGCTACCGAAATACATGGTCGAGGAGCTGGAACAAGAAGCTGATTCGCGGGATGTCTCACTGGAAGTCATCCTTGTCTCCACCATCAAATTGGCTTTGAACAAAAACAAAGGCGTGACGAAAAGCTTCGATGAAGTTGTCGCTGAGGTCGCCGAAGAGCATTCCAAGTTTCCACCCGAATAAAGCAGCCCGGTCCCGCCTAGGCTTTTTATCGCCAGAGCAATGAGGTACCCGATGTCATTAACAGTTCCTGACCGCATCAGCATCATTCGGCGAGGAATAGAAGATGCTCAGAAGGATCCGTTTGATCTGTTTGGAGCCAGGATGATGATCCATGAAGCTTTTAACTCATGGGGAGTGGATACAACTTGGGTTGCGGGTTTTTTACTTCCGGTAAAAGCCCCCATCACCTCCACCCATTTGGATACGCTGGACATGATCACCATTCTTCTTGATCACTCGCCAGAATTCTGGTCAGCCAAACCAGCGCAGATGTGCGAAATGGTGCGCCTCATTGCAGGATAAATAACGCTCTCGCAGACACGCCCTTTCCTGTACAAATCCTCAGTAACGCCCCTCCGACCACCGATAGTAGCCTTATGACTCCATCGGAACGGATATTGATATGACCATCAACCTAGTGATGACCCCCGAGACCTCTCAGCTTCTTAAAGTCGCGATTGATGAGCGCTACCCCGACTTGAAGCACTTGCATCGAAGCGTTGAAATCACTTCGAAAAATCCATGGGCTGGAACTATTCGATTCCACAACCCAACGAGTTCCAGCAGCGCTATCTTCGACTTCGCACCGGGAAGAACAGACGGCAAGCCGGATCTTTACATCATCAAAGACTGGAATGACTAAATCACCACATCGCAACGGATTCCCCAGTCCTCTGCCTGCAAGCCCAAGGACTGGATTGCGCCAATTTCGGCGCGCTTATGACCGGGAGGTCAATGTGAGTAGTCAACGAAAAGACCCACGAAAAGAAGGATGGATCTTCACCTGGGGAGTCGTTCGCGAAAGTCCTTCAATCTTTTTAGGGGCATTCCCGACTAAAGATGCTGCAGAGGCGAGAGCATCAACCCTCGGCGAGGGATACAAGGCGACCTACGTCACTCATCTGCCGGGCACTGATGAGTTCATAATTGAGGATGAGCCTCGCGGCTGATTTTTATGGCCGGACCTCTGTGAAGGAGATCTGGCCAACGCCGGCGACTACATCAGCTCTTAGCCCCGGTTTTCCGCTATAACTGCGACTATACCCGTCACCGCCCGGCCCCACTTTGCCCTTGAAGCTCAAGCGGTCGATTTCAGTATCACCGTCGAGTATAGCGACGACGATCTCCGCGCCGCACAACGCGCCGCTGGAGACGGTAAATAAATCTTGAATGTTCAGCACGTAGCTCTGATTGACTTGCATGTCCTTCTCCTGCGGCCATGCCGCGCTATGTTGGTTGTTTTGCATCTTGTGCCTAAGGACCAGGTGCGTTCGATCGAGCCACGGACCACCGAAAACGATGACCTCGGACGGCCTGCCGTACAGGTGGTGCAGCAGGAATGGCCCAGGCCCAAACGTCGCGGCATCCTCGCCGGGCAGTGCTGGATCGGCGCCGAGAAAAATTCCGGCATGGTTCGGGTAAACCGTCCGCCCTACTTCCATCACAATCATGTCGCCGCGCTGCGGCTGATCGACTCTGTAGAACCCGGCTGCCTCGTAGTTCGCTTCGTACAGGCTGGAGTTATCCTTGCTTTCCCACCAGCCATCGGCACGCTTAAAGCTTTCGAACTCAAGTCCCCACTCACGCTGATACCAATCCGCACAGACCTGCCAGCAATCCCAAGCGCCATGCACGAACGGACGCTTCAGCAGCGGAACGGCGCCGGCTGGCATCACCGTGCGCAAGTCACCCTCTGGCCAACTGAGGATGTGCCAGGGCATCGCGGTCGCTTCGCACATGGCTAGGTCGCGCGGTGAAGGCCGGCTGGTGGCATCCGGGTGCGAGTGGACGATGCCGATTACTTCGCCGATGTCTTCGGCCGCTGCATAGTCCTCCGGGTCAATCCGGAATTCCTCGTTGGGTTCAGATGCGATGTTTCGGCACGGGTAATACTGCTGTTTGCGCCCAATCCCCAGCAGCAGACCGCAGCACTCTTTCGGGTACTCGGCGGCCGCGTGAACCTGGATCGCGCTCAAAATATGGTTGCGCATGGTCAGCTCCGGGCGATGAGGGAAACGGCAGGAAAGCCACCGAATGGGTAGGCATTACCGTCGCCGAAGCGCGGGATGCAACCCCGACCCAGCGTGGCGTCGCACTCGTCCAGTTCAGGGTTATCAGTGGGCACGCCGTCCTTCGTGACGTACCCGCCGGTGTAACCGCAATTCGGCCCCCTGTATCCGCCGGTGAGACACCAGTGGCACAGCGTCGTAGCCTGTCGGCCAATGGATTCGCCGCCGACGTCGCCCGGGCTGGCCAGCTCCCAACTGACCGTCTCCCCGTCCTCGTTCGTTTTCTGGTCGATGTACCAGACTTCGATCGTCTCTTGGGTTGGATCTGCCGTCGGATTACCGGCCGGGAAGTTCACCGCATCCAGGTACGTGCCCAAGGTGTGGCGCATGGTCAGCTTGAACTCGAGCAGATCGTCGAACGCCAAACAGAGCGCGGTGATGCGCCCATTGACGTTGCCGACCGACAGCGTTGGCCGTACCGCCGTGCCATCACCATTAGCCTCGATGCCGTCGATCTGCATTGGCCAGGCGCCGTACTCGTTGCCCTGCCACCAGATCGCTTTCGCGGGAAGCAGATCGGCATCGGCTCCGGCGGCTATAAGCTCCGCAGGCGTGTACGGAATCGCGTGCCCATGAAAGCGCAGCACGTCCGCACCGTAGTCCGAACCGTCCAACTCAAAGAGCAGTACTTCGCTGCCCGGCTCAAGAACCTGGATGTCACTGATCAGCGGCATAGTTGCCCCTTATGGTTGGAAGGCACGGTCAAAGGTGGCCGTGAGTTTGAACACCCCGCCGCCTATCGGAGTGGGGACGGGATTTTTGCAGGTGAACAGACCAAGCTGACCAAGCGGCGTGGTCCAGAGGAATGCCTTCGCCCCAGCGTGCCGGTCAAAGAACGCCATGATCTCCAGCACTTTGGCTTTTTGGCCGCTGTAGGTGATCGGATAGGAGTCTTCTTTGTTGTTCGGGCCGTCGCCGGCTTCCTGCTTGTAGCCGTCGCCGAACTGCGCAGTGCGCACCCGATAGGTAATTTCAGGTGCGTCACCGTGCTGAGTTGGCCAGGTGAATGTCTCAATCGCCATCAGGCTCTCCCGTTAACGTTGCGGAAACTCACGCCGCCAGCACGCCACGACTCGGCCACGGCTCTCTCTGCTGCTGCCTTCATCTGCGTTTGGAGGTTTTGCGAAAGCGCCTGTTGGTCGAGCTGCATTCCTTCAGAGCTGCGATCCGGAATCGCCACGGTGACAGGTGCGTTGATACTGATGGTCGATCCGCTGCCGCCACCACTCAAAGCTCGCACTCCAAGCTGACCACCGGCAGTCCGGGTCAGCGGCATGATCGCCTCCTCGCCGGCCTCTCCCATGACACCGATATCGCCACCGGCCATGCCGAAGGCTGTTGGCTTGCTCACAACGCTATTGGTGAAAGCTGCGCCGTTGGCAAACAACTGCACACCGGACGACCAGGCGCCGCCATCGGCCTGAATGCTGCCCGGTGTGAAGCCAGATAGGTCGCCGCTGTAGCCCGCCTGAGTCGATCCTGCTGACGCAGTTGATCCCGCACCGCCGGCGAAGTAACTCGCACCTGCGCCGATGAGGCTGCCCAGCAGCGCGGAACTGGCTTGCCGAGTGGCGATGCGCGCCATGTCCGCCAAGATCGATTTCGTAAAGTCCGCGAACGACAACTTCCCAGTCATAGCAAAGTTGACGATTGCGTCTTCCATCGAAGTGAAGGCGTTGGTGAACAGACTCTTCGTCTGCCCGGCAACATCCCGAGCCGACTCCAGGTAGTTCTGCCATGCCGACGTTGCGCCGACGCTCCAGTCACCTTGGGCTGCCGTCATCTCGTCGTAATTGGCTTGAACGGTGTCGTGCAGATCCTGCTGTGTAGCTTTGAGTGCTGCCAGTTTCTGGGTGTACTCGTCGAGGCTCATACCGCGCGGGCCATCGCCGTACTGGTTTGCCAACTCCAAGCTTTGCTGGTTGAAGCGATCGTCGATTCCGTTCTGCTGATCCGTCAGCCCACGCTGTCGATCGCCCTGCCCCAATCCTGAGGCCGCACGCTTCCCCTGCTGTCGAAGCGTCTCGATCTGTTGCTGTAAGGCGTCGGTATACGTTTTGACGGCCAGAGTCTGCTTGCGCAGGCGACCATCTGCGTTGGTGGCAATGATCGAAAGCTGGCTGTCCGCCTCCTGCTGCGCCTTGACCATCGCTCTGCGTGCGTCCGAGATCTTTTGATCGATCTGGATGATCTGCGCCGCGGTCGTTCCCTTTTTAGTCTTGGCTGCTTCCAGGGCCGCGATTTCCGCCTCATATCCCTGGGCTACTTCGACGGCTTCCTGCTTCAGCAGGCTGACGCGTTGCTCGGTGTAGCTGGCCTGCGAGATAACACCGGCCCGCTGAGATGCTTCGAGTTCCTTATCAGCGTTTTTGTAGTAGGCCTGAGTTTCGGCGAGTACATTTTTTGCGCTGTTGAAGCCCGTCAGGTCGACGCTGCCTGCTGCGCCTTTCGGATCTTTGAACTTGTCGTTGAGGTTCGCCATGTTCTTGGCGACCGCGGCCGGATCAAGCCGTGGATCGTTCGGGCTGGTCTTGCGGATGTCGTCGAGCTGCTTCTTGTATTCCTTGATTGCCTCGGCGCGCTTCTGCTCGTTGGTCAGAGACGATTTCGTCAGGGCATCGACTTTAGCCATCGCAGACACAGCGTCTTTCTGAGCCTTGGCTTGATCGCCTTCGTATTTGGCGATGTCGGCTGCTGCAGCCTTCTGGTCCTCCAGCATGTTCAGCTGATTGCTGTAGAGCTCAACCATCTCTTTCTGGTTTTGGAAGGCACCCACATTGCCCGATTGCGCTTGCTCCAGATTCCTCCGGGCCTGTTCAATGTCGGCATCGATATCGGGCCGCCCCAGGTTCTTCAGGTTGTCCGCAGCTCGCGCGACAGCGTTGTAACCCTTCTCCCAGAAGCTCAGGTTTTCGAGGATCCTCGGAGTGCGCTCGTTGATCGCATCCGCGTACTGTTCGGTTGCCAGCTTCACGGCGCCGGCATGGTCGCCCTGCTCTTCCAGAGCGGCGATCTGCGAATAAACCGAAGCTGTCAGGTAGTGGTATTGCTCATTCAGCGCGGCTGACGCCTTGACCGGCTCGTCTGCGATCTTTTCGAACTCAGCAACCGTCTCTTTTATGGCTTTGCCGGTCGCCTCGTTCATGGACACGGCAGCCTGGGCAATGCCGCCGAAGCTCTCACCAGCGATTTTCCCGTTGCCGGCCAGCAGCGCCAACACTTCGGCAGCCTGGCCAGTCGTGCCGACGGTCGCGCTGACCTGCCGCGCCATCTCGCCAAGTTGGCTGGCGGTCATGCCAGAGGCGTTACCGGTGAGCACCAGGCCTTTGGTATAGGTGTCCTGCTCTTTGCTGCCCTTGTAGTAGGCAACGGCCAGCCCACCGACGGCAGCAGTAGCCAAGGCAATTGGCGCCAGAATGGCAAGCAGGCCAGCAGCCGATGCACCCGCACCAGCGCCCAACTGAGCAACAGCGCGTACACCACTGCCCCAGTCGCCTGAGGACAGCGCATTGCCGAGCTGAACGACGTTTTCCTGAGCCTGGCGAGTGCCGAGTTTCAGCTTGTCGAAACCGGTGGCAGTTTTTTCCAGTGATGCGTAGTTGCCGTTCAGCTTGCCCAGTGCCGAGTTGTACTGGTCCTGACTGATGCGGCCGGCATCGAGATGCTTGCCCAGCTGCTCTACCTGATTATCGAGCTTGTCCATGGCCGCACGGGCGGGGTCGATCGCGCCGAGCAGGCTGTTTAGCGCCTTCTGTTCATCCAAAGTGGACTTGGCCAGCGCCGCTTGCTGCTTGTCGAGCTGCGCGGTGATCTTGGTGAACTCGGCCTCGCCATAGGCACCGGTCTTAGTGAGTTTCGCCAGATTTTCGCGCTGCTTTGCCAGTTCCTGCGTGGTGGTCGCGCCCTTCGACAACGACTTCTCCAGCGCTTCCATCTCTTTCATCAGGCCGACGGCGGACTGCTCCGCTCGATCGCCGGCCTTGGTCATCTTGTCGAGTTCGACAGCGGCCCGGGCGGTGTCAGCTGAGTCAATCTTGATGCCCAGTTCTGCGATGTTCATCGACTCACCTTGAATAAGTGCCCGTTTTCACGGGCTGTTGTCGCGAGCTTCAGCCATGACGGCGATGGCTTCCGATTCCATTACGCGAATGTCCTGAAACACGCTGGGTCGATCCTTCGCGGGAACACCGACGAGCCTCATGACATTGGGCAGAACGCCATAATCGAGCCCGGTTGCGCCGCATGCGCCTGTGCGCCACTGAGTTCCCATCGAATCCATCACGAGGAACGACCTCCAGTTGTCCGGCCAGACCTCGACAGTTTCGTCGTAGTCCTCTGGTGAAAAGCCGAACAGGGCCATCTGTTCGGCGGAACCGTCGGACTCATAGAGCGCACGGGCAGCGGCGGTTAGTTTCCCAGGCGGGCCTTGCCGAAGGCTTCGCTGTAGGCCTTCACAACGGCATCCGAAACACCGATGCAGCTCTTCACCAGAGCGGTGATCGACTCATCGTTGAGCTTGTCGTTGAAGCCCCATGCCACAACCAGGTCCTTGATCTGCTCGACACCCTGATCCACTTCCGCTGCGGTGATTTCGGTGAGAGATGGCTGGGTGTCTTTGAAGCGCTCGCCCAAGGCTTCGGCTTTCTCCTTCCAGGCGTCGAACAATTCGGCCAGGGCCGTACGGTCTCGATACTTGAAGGTGAACGGAACCATTGCGGGCCTGCCGCCCACCTGAGGGATCGCCACATCGACAGTGAACGTCGGCTTCGGCGCGATGGAAAACTTTGCCATGGGATCCCCTTAGGCGTTGTAGCGTGTTGGACGGGAGGCGAACGACAGCGTGATGGTCCGCGTCATGATGTTGTTGCGGCTCAGCGTTGGGGTCGCAGTGATCGACACATACGCGTAGTAGTAGATGGTCGCGCCACCCGGGAGGTTTGCACGGACCAAGCGCGGCTCCTTGTCTTCATCGGCGGCTTCCACCACGGCGACGTATGCCTGAGCAGGGTCATCCGCTACTGGCAGCGTCATGCTGCTGGCCGACTTGGTGGTGGGCAGTTGGCGATCATCGTCGTCTTCGAGGAAGCCGTAAGTCAGAAATTGCTGCTCACCGCCGTTTGCGGTCGGCTCGGTGATCTGAGCGATTTGGGTCCAGCCGGACGCAGCACGAACCAATCCCGCACCGGAGCCTGCCGGATAGTTTTTGACACTGGTGGTATCCACGCCCTCGGCCGCGAAGTCGCCCACATCGGAATCAATCACTCGCGCAGGACGGCCGTTCAGCTTCGCCCACGCCGAATCAATGACGATCACGTCGCCATTGGCCAGGCCGTGAGCGGCAGCGGTCAGCACTGCGGGCTTGGCGTTGGAGATGGCAGTGAACGCTTTCGCCGTGCTCAGGGTGGCAGCAATCTCGAACGTGGTGCCGTTGGGAATCTTGACGCTCATGGGTTTTCCTCTTTGCAGAAATGACAAAACCCGCGCAGTGGCGGGTTCTGGGTTGCCCAAGGGGCGGATTAGTTGGTGTCGGCTCGGTATTGAAAAGAGACCGGTACAGTGAAGGTCGTGTCGTCTGGAATTCCAGGGCCGGGGTCGACTGGTGTCATGGTGACGACGGTCAGGGCACCCTTGGTGTCCCGCTCGTACAGCGGGAACAGCGCGGCGATCTGGTCGGCCAGCGCACCAGCCGCACCGCGATACTTGCCCGATGGAGTCACGATGCTGACCTGAAACACGCCGGTGTACAGCTTGTGGTCGCCACCGAGCGTGTTGCTCGCGGTGTCCGCCGGTAGCGTGAAGGCCTTCAGGTAAGTGGCGCCGTCGACGGGCGTGTAGGCCTCGTTCTCGACGACGACCTTCAGCGGTACCGGCAACGCTTTCGCCCAGGCGATCAGCTTGGCCTCGTAGATTGAGGCAATGATGTTATGGCTCATACCTGATTGTTCCTGATGGCCTCCTGCACGATCTGCTGGAAGCGGGCCACGGTGATGCGGACCATGCCGCCGGGGGCCTGGGTCGAATGCCCGAACTCGAGCGGGATGGCATATGGCAGGTTGTTGATGAGGTAGGCAGTCTGTCCGGCGGTGAAATCGCTCACCGCCCAAACCAGTGCAGCAATCGTCTCCTGGCCGCTCGGATCAACCTCATCGAAGGTGACTTTCTCGACCACATCGATTGAAAGATGCCAGTTGGCCCGGAATCGTCCGCCGACATAGCCCTGAGGGGCAACGATGTCCATGCCATCGTTCAGTTTGCACCCAGGCTTGAGCCGCCCCGCCTTCGTCAGATTGGCCGGATCGCTGCGCAAATCGCTGTTGTGATCGTCTACGGCCTTGTTGTACTGACGGGCCACAGTGTTCTGCGCCCATATATCAGGATTCCCCACCGGCGACATGCGGATAACGCTGCTGCCGACCTCGATGATGATCTCGCGCAGGCTGACGTCGATGGCTTCCGTCGCTTGGGCTGCAAACTCGGCCAGACTCAAGGCAAAGCTGCCGGACTGACCGGCGCCGGCGCGACTCATGACCGCACCTGCAGTTCGTACAGGATCGGCGTGCCGGCCGGGTTGATCTCTTTCAGCGGTGGAACGATTGACCAGGTGCGACCTTGAACGATGACCTTGTTCAACAGGTCCGGCACCCACGCCAGCCCCTGCGCGGCGACCTTCAGCTTCTTGTCGCCCTGCTTGATGAGGCTGTTGTTCTGGTACTCTTGACCGGTGAAGTCGAGCAGGATGCCTTGGGCTGTCTGCTCGGTGACGGTGTCAGGCGGTGCACTGCCGGCGTCTGGGTCGTACTCGCCGACAGTGGTTGCCCGGATGGTCACGGGCTGGCCGAACTCTGTGATCAGCTCCAGAGCCATCACGGCCATTTCGTCGTAGAAGGCCATCGAGGCTCCGTTTCAGCTATGCGCGGACGGCGAACAGGCCCCGCTTCTGTAGGTAGTCGGCAAACTGCGTAGCGCTCGGCCGATCAGGTGCCGCCGGCAACAGTCGGCCGCTGGTGTTGGAAATCGTGGCGTACTCGCGAGTTACTGCGCCCTCAACACGCTCCAGCGTCACTGCACCTTTGCGCTTGTCGATCGGGTCGATGTCGTCAGTATGGATCTCGGCGGCCAAGGCCATCTGGCCGTACTGGATGCGAGCCGGTAGGTAGTTGTCGGGCTTGATCTGACAATCCAGTTCAACCCCGCGGCGCGGCCAGGCCAGAGCCTGATCGCTGTCCATCTTGCGCCCCTTCCAGGTCATGCCGTCCATCACCAAGGCGGCCCGGCGAAGCAACGTTTCCTGCGAAATCTCGTCCACAGGAATGGTCGCACCAAACTTCTCGGCATACATGGCCAAGTCCTCGGCAGTTGCATAGCTTTCGGCGTCTGGCTTACCGGTGCCGTCCTCGATGATGAGTGTCATGGATCAACTCGCTGGATTGAATTTTGAATGATCGGCCACCGGGATACCGGTAGCCTGCAGTATTACGCCTTGGTCAGGTCGGCGACGAGCTTTTCCAGGGATTCTTTCGAGGCGTTGGCCCGGTAGGTCACACCAGCGGCTTCGAGTTTAGCCTTCAGGGCTTCGACTTCTTGGCTCTCGCCCGCCTTCAGCGCTTCGAGCTCGACGCGCAGCTTCTCGTTTTCCGCTGCAAGATCATCACGCGCACCGCCCAGTTCGACCATCTGAAGGCGGATGCCGTCGAGCGCATAAAACAGGCGGATTGCGAGCTCACCGGCTTCTGGCTTTTCAACTTCACCAGCTTCAAGACCATCGATAACAGCACGGACTGTGTCGCTTTCAGCGCGCAGCTTGCCGATCAGGTCTTCCAGTTCACCTTTATCGCCACCAACAATCTGCACCAGGTTCTGGTCGCCTTCCTTCAGCGCCACTTCGACACCGACATTCTCGTAGGCCGAAACCACCTTCGGCCATTCGCCGACGACAACAACACCGGTCACGCCCGCTTCCGGGCGATCGAAATGCTCCGGGTTGCGATAGCGCTTATCTGGATCAAAGCCAGAGCTTTGAGTGGAATAGATGAGTTCCATGGAAATCTCCGTAGCGGCCATCGCTGGCCGCTGTCATGGGTAGCGTTAAGGAGTGGTCGTCAGAGTGATCATCACGCCAGCGGTGACCTTGTCGCTGTCGGAGTGCTTGACCCAGTTCGCCGCCGAACCTACGGCTGCCAAGGTTGGGTTCGCGCCGCCGACCGCATCCTTCCAGCTGTAACCCAGAACGTCGATGTTGACGGTGCCCTCGGCGCGGTAGCCGATCCCGAGGTTTTCCTCGTCGTCCACGTTGTACGAGCGGAAACCCGGTGCCTGGGATTCAGTGATCACCACAGCGTTCGGCAGCAGGCCGAAGATCACATCCGCCGGCGCTGTGTCGGTCACCAGTACCGGCTTGCCGAGGGTGCCCGGCAGGCCGCCGTAAATCACGACACCGGCTTCCTCGTAGACCTTGTTGGCGATGGCCTCATCGACGATGTCGAAATAGGCACTGGAGTGCATGACCCACAGGGCAATGCGACCGAACTTATCGCCAAACTTGCGCATGCCGCGGGTCAGGGTCTTTTTGCCGTCGGTTTCGATGTTGGCTGTGACCACCATCCCAGCGTTGGAGCTGATAGCAGCACGGAGCGCTGCGGTGGCGTACTGGATGAAGCCTTCCAGGGTTGCATCGGCCACATCGGCACCGATGATCTGGGAGAACTCATCGACCGGGCGACCGCGACGCTTGAACGCCTCTTCGGTGGTCTGGTACGGGCCGTACTTCCACGGAGCCTTGACGCCCACGGCTTCGCCGGCACCGATCTTCTTGGCGGTACCTTGCCGACGGAGTTGACGTCGCGATGCTCCAGCGAGCCGCCAATTTTGTAGAAGGAGCGCTTGCGGAAGTCGCCTTCAATCAGCTCGTTGTCGAGAACTATCGCGCCATTGGACGAGGCGTTGAACACATCGAGGTTGTCCTGGACACGCTCCAGGTATGCGGTTTGCGCCTCATCGTTGTAGATGACCAGGTCGCTGTTAACGGTTGTAGCCATGGATGAATCCCCTTACTTGGGCAATTGCAGGAATGCGGTTTGGCCGTGCTTGCGCTGGTAATCGCGCTTTTGCTCGGAGGTCATTTCGGAGCGTTTGAATGCAGCCTGGCCGCCACCCCCGCCCGGGGCTTGTGTCCCTGAAGCCCTTGGCCACAGGTGAGGCGCGCTTTCGCGCAATGATTCCGCCCATTCGAGCGGAGTCAGTGGGGTTTTGCCGTCTTTGCCGAGGATGGTCTGGCCAGACTCATCGACGGCGACCGCTTCGCCCTCTTCATTCAGTGAGAACACGCCCTTGGCGCGCAGGATGATGTCGTCGGTTGCTTCCGGCAGAGCGCCGGCTTTCAGTGCTGCGCCGCGCACCGAGTCGCCCAAGACTTTGCCTTGGAACTTCGCGGCGAATGCTTCGGCCTTCTCGGCACGCGCGGTGATGGCCTTCAACTGCTTGTCTTGTTCGCCACGCAGGCGCTCAGTGCGCCGGTTGAAGACTTCGTCCACCTTGCCCTCTGTCAGCAGTTTGGTTTCTTCGTCTTGGCCGGCCCGACTCAGCAGTCCTTTAACGGCGTCGATATCGATGCCTTCAAACTGGGTTTCGAACTGGGTCAGCTTGCCGGTAGTGTCTTTCAACTTGCCCAGCAGCTCGGTGTTCTTGGTTTTCAGTCCGGAAACGGATGCTTCAACGGCAGTCGCGATAGCGGCCTTGATTGCCGGGTTTTCCAGGTCGATTTCGTTTTCTTCTGCCACGTTGATGCACCCCTTGGGTTTGGTCTGCCCGCTTCGCAGGCATAAAAAAGCCCGCTTAATGCGGGCATACTTAAATAGAATCTCGTTTTCACTTTTGCATTAGCGCAGCCAAGTACTCAGAAAGGACTCCAATGAACCAGCCGACCAATACCAGCAAATTCAGCATCATATTTCCCGTCGTTTGCACCCTGATTGGGGTCTTTGCCACGAGCACATTTACCTGGCTGACTAGCTATCAAACAGCATCCCTGAGCCAGAGGAGCGCATGCATTCAGCGGATTGATATTCAGGAAAAACTACTTCGTGAAAAAGGAGAGAGTTTTCTCGCAGCGATGGGTGATCTACTCAACTATTCGCTTTTCGCAAAAACGTCTACTAAGCAAGAGCTTGCGGAAAATGCAGGCCCGTTGATCAAGGCAGGAATTGTGATATCCGCATATGCCCCGCCGGAACTTGGACTCAGGTCGCTGATGATTTCCAACTCTGTACGCGTCGGATCGCTGGCTTCAATGCGCCAGTTCGACGAGGACACCGCAATGGGGACAATTAACGAGTCCTTTGGGAAATGGCACTCCGCTTTTTACGACGCGCTGAACGCACTGGATAATCAGCGACAAAAATGTGAATGACTCAGATCCCAGCTCGCTCGAAGGCCAGAGGTTCAAGCGACTTCATCTGCGCCAAGTTCAGCGGCGAAAAGTTGCGATCAAGCTGCAGCTCAGAGAAGCGCTGGACGCTCAGCCCGCCCTCTCGGAACAGCTTGGCCCGTACCGGACCGATCGCCACGTCCTGAAACGTCGCCGGTTGCTGCTGAAGCCAATGGTAATAGTCGAGGCTCGCACTTACCTGTCCTGCGCCAATTGCCCCAACCGAAGCCCGTGTAGCGCCCTCGGCGAACATTTCACTGAGCTTAGTCCGCAGGATAAAAGTGGTCCGGCAGTTCGGATGAAAGGGCGGCCTTGGCCCTGAGTTAACCGGGAAGCGTCGCTTATCCATCGAACGACAAGTCTGGCTGGTCTTACTGTCCAGCGTGGCGACTATTTCAATCTCGGACACCACATCGGTGTTGGCCTTGGCCACCTCCATACGCGCCTGCGACGACACATGCTGAATCGCGGTATGCACGACCGTGCTCGCGTTGCGACTGGTCGTTGCCAGGACACCGTCTTTGTACCCCGCCACTTTCGTGCCGCGAATATTGCGGATGATCTGGAAGTTCGTCTGCCCTTCGAAAAAGCCCTGTCGAATCGTCCCGGTAACCCGGTCGCGCTCGGCAACAGTCCAGCCCTTGATGAACGACTTCAGCAGCTTCCCGCCCCCGGTGCCGCGCACGCTGAGTGGATTCGTTAGCACCGCCGTCCTGATAGCTGCCGCCGTCGGAGCTGCCACATCAAGCGACACGCCGACCGGCGCGGACCTAGCCAGGCTGGTCGCCTCGAACTCGGCTTCGTAGTTGGCAATGTCAATCAGGTCGAGGTTCAGCTGCGTGCTGTAACGGTCGAAGATTCCCAACAGCAGGCTATCGACCTCCTTCAGCAATGCCTCCAGGCGCTTGACGTTGTACTCGGTCATATCTGACCGGGTGAGTCGATCTCGGATCGAGCGATCAAACTCCTTGAGAAAAGGCGCGAACTTGCCAACCTCCCCCGCCTTAAGCTTTTCGAGGAAGACCGCGTGCCGGATCGTGGCGTCAAGGATTGCTTGGTTTGCCGCCATTTGGTGTTACCTCGTCATCCAAGCCCAGGCCATCGCCTTGCTCATGAAGCTCGCCATCGATCTGCTGGTCTGTGCGCTCTGGGGCAATCAAGCCCAGCTTGCGCAGGTAGGCCCGCAGGTCGGCCTTTGCGAATCCGCCGTTCTGCCACAGGCCAACCAAGGCCGTGACCATCTGCGGATCAGCCGTCAGTTCGACGAATTCTTGATTGACCTGATAAGCGACCTTGTCGGTGACGCCCATGTACTGGCCGCACCACATGATCGCCCGGGTATAGGCCTCGCTGACATTCGCCACGCAGCCGGCCAGCACCGATGTCGACGCAGACTGATCGCCGCGGGACTCAGTGGCCGTTTTGGTTGCCAGTGAAGCGACAACCATGCGAGCACCCAACTCGATCATCATCTGGTTCTTGTCGGCCATGGCTTCCTTGACCAACGTGTTTGGTAGTGGCTGCGCATAACCGAATGCGCCTCCGACTGGAAGCATCATCGGGGCGCGAGAGCCGACGTAAACGCCGTTCTTCTCCATCCAATCGCGCCATTGCTCATCAAGGCCGGATATCCACGGCTGAGCCTGGCCGCACCAGAAGACGCTGTCTTCGTAATCGGCGCTGTTGCGGTAATGACCCAGGTTGATCATCGCGATGTCGTACAGCGGCGATTCATCGATTGTAGGATCGTTGTTTTGCGCGCCGACGAAGGTGAACGGGATCTCCTTGAGACGCCCGGTGACACCATCGGGCTTGAAGGTTTCGAAAACCTCCAGCGGTCCACCACCCTTCGGGCCGGTCCTGCGCCATACCCGACAAACAAATCCATCAGCCTCAAGCGCCAGCTCACGGAACTGCTCGACCAGTTTGAAACCGAAGCCGTCTTCAACTTCCAGCGTCTCGCGCAGCATCACCATCGTCAGCACGCTGTGGCCGTCAACCATGCCCGTGCGCCAATTAATGATGTCCTCGGCACAGTAGGTCAGGATTACAGCATGGCCACCTGCACCGGCGTCTTGGTGAAAATCGACATACAAGCCGTGCCGGCCAGCCTCCAGAACCTTCTCAAGGGTGCCTTGCGAATGTTGGTAAATGCTCACACCGGAGCCGTTGGCGTTGTCCTGCAAGTACTCCAGTTTCTTCGGCACGGTGAGCGTTGGGTCTTTGTGGAAGGCCAGGCCGAGCAAACCGTTTCGCGTGTGGCCGGTTGCGTTTTTGAAGACCGCTCGCTCGCGGTATGCCTTGTTACGATCCTGATTCTCTGGCGACTTGTCGTGAGCATTGATGTACGGAAGACGATCCACCACTCGATGCTGCCCTGCGCAGACGTCGCGAACGGTCGCCCAGCGGTCCAGCGCTTCGATGTAGTCCGGCCGCTTAAAGGAAGCGTCGTTGCTCATCGGGCGTATCCCATTTTGATAGCGGTGACCGGTTTGATAATCGGGTACTCGCGGTGAATGAAGTAACCGCCGCCGTCGTTAGCGTGGTCATTGCCCTGGCTCTTGTCCGGCTCGCCGTTGGGCGCCCAGACCTGCTGCTCAAGGCCGTCAGCGTAAGTTGGGCAGGTGAACGGGTTGACCAGGTAACGCCGCTCGCGCTGCGCATTGCAGAACATGGCGTTCATGGCGTTGATCCGGTCCTTCACAGGCGGGTTGGCCGCTGGCGCGATGACCGCGAAGCCTGCCTGCTTGAGCATGGCGATATCGGTGATGCTGGCATTGACCGACTTACGCGAGTCACCTGAGGCGTCGGGGTAGATCCTGATTTCGCAGGTCTTCTCGAAGTCGTTGCCGTTGTGACGCCAGTAGCGCTCCTTGATCCGGCGAATCATGTCCGGCGTGTCGTAGCCATCCATCAACTCATCGACTGCACGGGGCAAACCTTGGTCGCGCTTGACGTGAGTGATCGCTGCCATCTTCCCGACGTTGAAGTCCATGCCGATGAATAGCGGCTCACCGGCCTGCACGGTGTCGAAGCACTGGTTCAGCTTGCGGTCGTATGCGTGGTAGATCGATCCAGACGTCAGGTTGACGAACTGGCCATTCAGGTAAGCGCGGATCAGCTGCTCGGGGTACGACTCCATCAGCGAAGGGATGTAGTCGTCTGGCAGGTTCAGCTCGTTGTCGAACGTGCTCGCCTGCACCAGACCGTACATCTCATTCAACTTCGGCTTATCGCGAAGCTGCTTTACGAACTGCAGGAAGACGAACTTGAAACCTTCCGGCGTGGTGGTCACGTCGACGCCGTTCTTCAACCCCGGCAGGTTGTAACGCATCCGGGCAATGATCTTGCGCCAGGCCTGCTGAGCCTTGATCGACGTCAGCACGTCGAGCTCATCCACCAGGGCGTGGCCGATCTTGAAACCGACGATGGTCTGAGGCTTCTCCATCGACCGGCAAATTACAGTGCCGCGATACTGCCGACCGCTGTAAATGTGAACCTCATGGTTCGCCTGGTTGATCTTGGTCTTCAGTCCCCAGTCATGGGCCACCTCTTCAACCGTCGGGTAGAAGATGTCCCGGATCTGCGGGTAAGTCGGAGCGAAGTAGCCAGCGTTGACGCCGGGCCACTCCATGAAGTGCTTGCACAGTGCCGAACATCCGACCCAGGTCTTCCCTGAGCCGAAGCCAGCAACGAATGCGCGGAATTTGTTGGGCAACAGGAGGAACTTCGATTGCGGAACATTAAGGCTCGGCATCCGGCTTCCTCGCATCCACCACGTCGACCTGAATGCGGGTCGGGATTGCCGGCTCGTCGTCAGGCTCGTCCTTTCGATTGCGATTGACGTACATGTCGCCGGTTTCTTTCGCAGCCTGTTCCAGAATCTGCATGGCCAAGCCGATGTTCTTCATCGTCTCGGCCTTCTCCACGAATCGGTTCATGGCGCGGAGTCGGAAGGCGCGGTTGGCGATCGGAATCTCTGCCGTCTCTTCGCGGAAGCGCTTGCGGGTGTCGTGAAACAGCGTCACCCACTTCTTCGCCAAATCTCTCCCTGCACGTTTGGTTGGGTCTTGGGCCTCACACTGCTGACGGGTAACCTCAATGCCGAACTCTTCTCGGACAGCGGCTGCAACTTGGGAAGGAGTGTCGAAGCACGCCAAGGCCTGAACCATGAAGCCTTTCACCTCATTGTTCAGGGCTGCCATAGGGTAAATTCCGTCTTAGGTCTGTCAGGGGTCAGGCCGATCTGAGCAGACAGGTTCCGCAGGCCCTCGATATGTTCAATTTCCCCACCTCAGCAGGACTGTTTGCAGCATCCACCAACGCTTGAACGTCAGGGCTCGCACCGTAGCGACGGACCACACCTACGAACTCTTCGACGTCGTGTCCGCGCATCTCAAGCTTGGGCAGGCCTTCCTGTGTGAACTTGGGAACGCCGTACTGATCCTTCGCCTGGGCGATGTGGTACAGCTCATGCTCAACCAGTGCGCAGAAGTCAGCGTCAGAGCACTGCGCGCAGTAATCAGCGGCCAACGTAATGATGTAGGCCGGCACATCGCCGAACCAATCCATCATCTGTTGCTCCATCCGGGCCTTCTGCCAGCCACCCGCACGGAACGCCACTTGCTCGGCCTGACCTACGACCGTGCGACCCTTCTTGCTGAATGCAGCCGATGCCCACATCACTCGGATGTCAGCATCGATCAGATGAGCATGGTCTTCGTTGTGAATGCTGCCGGTGTCGGCAAGGATCTCGGCACTCAGCCATTCCCATACCTCAGGGGATGGAGCAAGGCGGATACCGAAGTCGGAGAGCTCGGACAGCTCAAGGAGCGACGCCGGTGGCATTGGCCTATCCATGGTTGTCCTGTGCTTGAAATGGGAACTGGATACAGGTAATGAGTTAGCTACCGCATTCGCCGAGGACCAGTAATGACCAACATAGAACGCTTCGATCAGCTCACTGGGCGCATATTTGCCGTGCTCTACGAAGACTTTCCGATGACTGTCGACTTAACCGATGAAGCGTTTACCGATGCAATAGTCGTAGATCCCGTCGATAGTGAAGAGGGCATGGACCAGTTGATGGCTCGAGGGGAGTTCTTTTCAGCAACAGTTCTGTGGCTCATCAAGTCGGGCTACATATCCTTTTATGAGGATATTTCGAAGACGCACGATATGTTTCTAGGTTGCACCTTGACCGCGAAAGCATTGGAGGCACTGAAAGCCACCCCCTCAACGCTTTCAGGTGACAGTATCGGCGCAAGCCTGCAAGCAGCTGCGAAAGGAGGGATGGTTGAAGCCATCAAATCACTAACCAACGACGCATTAAGCAAAGGACTTGCACTAGCAACAAGGGCAGCGATTGATCTTGCCACCCCTTAGCGCAAAGACGAATAACCGGTAGGACGCGCTCGATTGTCTCCCAGCCGGAACGTTTGGTTGTCATGAACATATTTTGCGCATAAAAAAGCCCCGCACTCACGGGGCTCAAAACGGTGGGTTAAGAGACCTTTAGGCCTAAACGATAGATCAACGATCTCGCGATCTCATACATCTGGTTATCTTGCGTAGTCGCAAAAAAATTCCTTGCGTTTATCTGTCCTGTCTTGCTACCGCCAGGAGAAACTAGACCGTCTTTTTGAATTAGCAGTTTCCAAGCCTCGAACCATGCAGGCCTACCGAAAGGATCAACGCCACGCTTCTCAAACAGGTATTCGCCTTGAATTCCAGAGTCATCCACAAAAAAAGCCAAACGACCTCTTGCGTCGCCAAAAGCTGATTTTATCAGGAGGTGCCCTAGAGACGATTCCGTATCAGGATCGATCTCTACTTCAAGGTGATACTTGACCTCGGAATCGCGAAACACCGCGATAAGCCTGTCCGTTAGGCTCCTTGCAAATTTCCTGATTACTTCAGCATCCGAAGCAAGGGAAATTATCGAATCTCGCTGCTGAGATGTGACTTCGGGGTATTCCATTACTCACTCCCATATGGTTGGAAGCAGAGTATGGTGCGAAATCATCCCTTCCAGTCAATTCAACCTTTCGCCGCGATCCAGAACCCCAGCGCCAACGCTATCAGCCGAACGGATCGGCAGGCTTAGCGATCGACCGCACGAACCACATGAAGCCTTGCTGCAGGTTCGTCTTGGCCAGAGCCAACAGGCGAGAGTCAACGTCTTCAATCTGACAGATCTGCTAGAACAACTCACCCACGTCAGCTTCAAGCGACTTGATGGAGTTCATACCGTCAATCTCTGACTGACTCAGGTCGCGGTAACCGGTGATTTTCTTGTGCTGGTTGTCCATGGTGCTTTCCTCGTCGCATGTCGCGACACGATTTGAATATTCACGAAACGTGTCGCGAATTAGATTTCGTCAGCCTTTCTTTCAGCCCAGCGCTTACCGAGCTGACGGGCCTGCTCAACACCGAGCACGCCAATGAAGCCAGCCGTTGCAAATGACCAGGCAATGCTGAAGCCGAACTCTTTGACCGTCAGGCCAACCACCATAACGATCAGTGCGCCGAGTGCTGCCTCGATGATCTGCCGCCAAGGCTTGGTTTCTTTGCCGTCGTACTGAATGCGGAGCCAAGTCAGGGCGAAGGTCAGCCCCATGGCTAGGCCGTTCTCTCTCAGGGCGGTCAGTACCAACACCCAGAACGACGGGTCTTTTTCTGGCATATGTGGCATCTCAGGTTCCTCCCCTATCAGGGAGCTATAAACGAAAAGGCCCCAGCAGATGCTGAGGCCAGAAATAGGTGTGCGTGTCTTTCCACGCCTGTCCTCCAAAGTCCTTCACTGCGTCGACACCCAATTGCATCGATCTCGTAGATTCAGTCTCGTGCTACCCCGCAAGCATTGGTGTGCAGGGTGCGCGGGCTGCCGGTGTTTTCTCGTAGCACTGAACTACCGGCTAGCAGCGCCCAGGCCTCCCGAGGGCTGTCCTGGCTACATGTGAATTTCAGGCAATAAAAAACCCGCTCAGCGTTAACTGGCGGGTTTTTTTGAATTGGTTGCACCGGACAAGCAGTGCGGTATATCTAGATAAGCAGCCTTGAAATCGTCAAGGAGCTTGAATGGTAATCGCCGACAGGCTGTTTACGTAATAGGCGGTTGAAGCATTTGCCGCGAAGTTACTCACAGAAACCTTCAGATTTTTCACCATACGATCACCTCCTTCTTGTCCGGACTGCTCAGTTTGATTGGATGTATTGACTACAGCTTGCAGGTACCACATTAACAAAACCACTGCACCCCAACCCAACATAAACAGCCAGCCGGCGCCGCTAAGCGCTCGGTACTTGATTCCTACTCGCGCAGAACCAAAGAATGGACACATACTGGCTCATTGGAGCAATGTTCGTCAAGCAGCTTCTGCCATCAGAAGGCCTTCATGCTCAAGAATGTGCTGAGCCTCGACCAAAGCAGCGTCCACGGCTTGCTCCAGAGCCTTGCGAATAACCCGGCGCCACCGCTCCTGAGTCTTGATCGGATGCGGTTCATCCGACCAGTTGTCCATCTCATACCAACTGGCCGGCAGCACATTGGTCGAGCGCTTCCCATCCACGCCCGGTAACTTCGGCAATGCCCAAGTGACCACGGCACAATGCAAGAAGCGCTCAGGTGCTGGCGAACGCATCACCTTCGTCAGCTCGGTAATAGCGGCGTGCTTGCGTTCTGCGTGCGTTGAGAACTTTGCCACCAACGCCCGCCAGTGGGCAGCCGACAGCGACTTGTGCAGACGGCCGAATACCCAGCAGTCGGTGAGGAATGCAGCCTCCTTGCCAACGATCTCTCCCTTCTGCTTGGCGCACTGCACCTTCGGCTCAAAGTCGCAGCCGCCGGCGGAGTTGATGGTTTCGGCGGCGAGCGCCCGAACTACTGCGGATACCACGTTGCGATATGTCATGCCGCTCTCCCCTTCAGCTCTCTTGTCTTTGCCCGGTACTCGGCCTTGATGGCCTTGATCTCTTCCACGGTGTACTTGCGCGCCTCGTGAGGCCCTTCAATCCATGCAACCTTCTCGGCACCGATACGCACCACCAAGCGAATGCGGTATTCAACGGCGTTGCCGGACAGGTTTCGATTGCACTTCACGCATTGCCGGTGAATGTTCAGCGGCTCAAAACGTAGTTCCGGGCACGCGCCAACCGACCTGTAGTGCCCGGCGTCCCACCGGCTGCCGGTGATCAGGTCGTGATCACTCGGGCGCGAGTCGCAGCTGATGCACGGCAGGTGAGCGTCACGCATGCGCACGAACTCGTTCACCGCCGCCTGGGCCTCCCGCAGATGATCCGCCCTACTCTTCAGCTTCTCCTTGCGGACCTTGATCTCTTTGCGCTCGACCTGGGCCAGCGACTTGCGGGCCTTCTCCTGGTTCACTTCCTTGATAGCTAGGCCGCACGTCCAGCTGCACACCTTTTGCGCCGTGGAGAATGACGGCTTGAAGCTCACGCCGCAGACCGGGTTCTTGCACTTCTTAGCCTTTACTTCCTTGAGGGCGACTCTCATGCGTAACTCCCCAATTGATCGGCAGCAGAAAGCGCGTCAGCTTCATTCTCAAAGTGCGCAGACAACACCAACCGCCAGCAGGCGTTGAAGACGTCGCGGTAAAGTGGCTCGAAAGCGGTGTCATCCATGTTTGCCCAACTGATCGACTTGGCCTCTTTGCGGATTCCCTCAGGCGTGTGCACCAGGTGGAAATGGCCGGCCTCTATCGTCACCCACTCACGGAAGGCTTCGCGGCTCTTGTCTACTGCCGGGAAGCGCTCAGCACGCGCTGACTCAAGGCCGGTGATGTAAGCCGCAACCGCGTGCGAGAGCTGCCCCGGCTTTCCGCTTTGCGCCTCGAAGAACTTCGCGAGCCCTCGAATGCCGCGCATCTCCTGGCGCGGGATCAGTCCGCCGACCGGCTCCCAGTATTCCCACGCCAAATCGAGCATCGAGAAGAACTTGCCGTGAAACTTGCCGTTACGCATGCGGGTGAACTTGCCGTGAATGATCTGGCCAGCCTTCCACTTCTGGACGGTTTCACGGTCGGCTTCGGTGGCCGGTACCAGCCCTTGGGCGGTGCGGATCAATGCGAGTTCAGCCACGGGATGCCTCCTTGCGTTGCGCGGCAGCGATGGCCGCGCGGAACTTGCGCTTGCGTAGATATGTGTCGACCCGATCTGCCTGTGCCTTCTTGAGCTGCTCGCGCTTCTGTCGGGCCTTCGCCGCATTGACGATCTGGCGCACTTCAGCGAGCTTCTCACGCAGATGCGGAGACGGCTCCGCGGTAGAACCGGTGATTAGTCCAGCGATGGCTTGACCATCGATGGTGATGGGAGCAATGCGCAGATCAGTCAGGTACTGGGTACCCGTCTGCTGGGTGATCAGTTGCATACGGACTGCTGACTCGATCGCTGTGACCCGGCGTGCCGGATCGAGCCCGAGGGAAACGCTCCAAGTAGTCGGTTTGGCTTCAGCCCGGGCAGCAGATACCAGGCGCTCGTAGGCACTGTTGAAAGCCATTCGGGCACCGACCACATCCCGGCGACTCAAGATCGGTTGCGCAGCGACCATCGCCAGGCGTATCTCGGCGGTCATCACGACTGTTTCGGATTCGTCGCCTGCGGTCAGGGCGATAGACCACGCCTCATCTTTGCCCGGGCGGCCATCGGCGGCCTGTACCCGCTGCAATACCGCCGCCAGGGTCAGCTTGCCGGTCAATTCTCGGCGGCACGCCTGAAGCGCCTTGCGGATATCAGCGGGGGCAAAGACGGCGAGGTCATCTGCCATCAACTCCGCAGCCGTAGCGCTGATGGTCTGGCCTAGGGTTTCGGCGGTGGCGCAGATTGCGCCGGCGAGCTGTGCGCGTTCGTCAGAGGAAAGCATTGCGCGGCCCTCCCTCGCGGATGTTCCGGGCAGCTTCTTGCGCGGCGTTGATATTGGCCTGGGTGTCTTCCTGCTGACGGGCAGTGCGACCATTGATCTGGGTCTGAGTGACCCATTGGGTGTGGTAGCTCTCAGCGTTGGCCAGCAGTTCGTTGAAGCTATGGCACTTGCGGATCAGCTGGGCGTCGTTGATGCCGAGGTAATACGCAGCGACGCTGTGGGCGACGTCGATACCGAGTCGGCCGATCAGTAAACCCACCTGCCCTCCCACTTTGGCGTTCCAGACAGGCCAGGCTTTGTAGCGCTTGCGGTAGGACATGGCGTAGTTCGCCCAGGTCTTGAACGTCTTGCAGGTCTGGTCTTTGGGGCCCGGCATGTCAGCGGGGATTTCAACCCGTGGAGCTACGATGCGGTCAACCACCAAAACCAATCCGCCGGACCGGTTCGGCTTGTCCGAGCCGTCCTGCAAATCCTGATTACTGGTTACCTGATTGGTATCCTGATTATTGGTACCCTGATTTGTCGGAGATTTTTCCGACCCTGGCCCGGACTTTTTTCCGACCTTGCTCGGAGATTTATCCGAGGTAGATCGGATTTTTTTCCGACCATCGAGTGCATCTGAGGTCGGATATTTTTCCGACCCATCCAATTTACGGTTCCACTCTTTGGCCTTCTCGGTCAGGCGGACCAGAGTGATGCTCGACGTGCTGGAAAGCTCGATCAAGCCTGCGTCTCTTAAGGCCTTCAGCAGGCGGTAAGCGGTGTCGGGCTTATCAGTGAGCAGCGGCAGTTCATCAACGATCTTGGCCTTACTCAACGCGAAGTAGATCCCGGTATCCGTCTTGATTGGATTGGCCCAGCTCGGGCACTCGTAGACGAAAGCGAACAGCAGGGCTTGCTTAGAATTAAGCCCCCACTCCAACGCCTTCGCCTGATTGATCGTGACGGTGTATTGCATTTCAGGCCTTCCCGACCAGTGCTGCCAATTCGAGGAAACGATCGACGTACCAGTGAGGCTGCGTCTCGCGGGGGGATTGTGGGTTGGTGAGGTTCTTGCCGTAGGTCATGCCCTTGTCGGTCACGCACCAGAAGTCGACCATTACCTGTTTGGAATTCTTACGCTGGAGTTGCTTGAGGACCCCCTTGGCGGCCAGCGCCCGGTTGAAGGCTGCTGCGGTGCTGGCGATGCCGTGATCTTTGATCAGTGCGGTGACGGCCTTGGTCGGCATGGAACTACCACCGGTGGCGTCTGGTGCGGCATCGATGGCGTAGCCAGGAAGGAATTGTGCGTCGAGGCCATTGTTCGCGGCGATCTTGACCAGCATCATCATTTGGCTGGACGGCGCCGGCTTCAGTAGGCGCGTGAAGCACTCCATGATGGCGATCTCGCCAACGACCTTGGTGCCATTACGCAGGACCTGATTGCGGGCGCCCTGCTCATGTTCGAGCTCACGCCAGCGGCGAATCACCTTCATGCGCATCGGAGCGCTGTAGCCGGTAAGGAGGCAGTCAGTGTGCTCGCGATCAAGCAGGTACTGCACTTGTTCCCGGTTGCGGCCGTCCAGATAGATGTCCTCAAAACTGAGTGCATCTACTTTCAGGTCTTTGAGCATTGCCACGATGTCGCGCTTCACGTTGTCGTGGCGCTTGCCGGTGACATTTGCAATTTCGCGGGAGGACATTGTGGTACGCGACACGTTTTCGGAATTTACAAAACGTGTCGCGACATGGTTCGGGGTATTGCTTGAATTGGGTTGTCTCTGCATAATCGGCCCTCTCTAGTTTTGCGAATCAGCCGACCTTCTCCGTCGGCTTTTTTGTGCCCGGGATTCAGGCAATTTTCAAATTCGGTCGGTGCTTGGTGAGCAGCGCTTCAGCCTTCCGGCCCAGCTCCCCTGCCCGCGCTTCAACTTGGCGGCACTGCTTGGCGAATGCCGGCAGGTGCGGCAAATCCGCCTCGCACATCACCTGGTCGTCAAAGACGTCGCTGCCGGTGTCGATCACATCGCCCAAAGCGCGAATCAGCGCGCCGAAGCTTTTGTTCGCACATTGGTCGCTGGTCATCTGGCGGGCACCTATCAGCCCGTGGCGGCCAGCCAGTTCGTTGATGCAGTGATCACGGAACTCAGGCTCCAGCGCATTCACCCACGACTCTTCCAGCCAGGACGGCATCTCCTGTTCGCCAGACAGCCAGCGCTGAACGCGTTTGAGCCAGCGACCGGTTGCCTTCACGAATTCACCCACGTCGTTCATGCGCGCCAGTTCGTCGAAATCAGGAACTTTTGCCAATTCGATCTTCGTGACGGGGACGATCAGGTAAATTTCCCGACTCAGCGCCTGGGCAAAATCGTCCTGGCTCAGGCTGGTGCGGGCGATCTGGTTTGCTGCATGCGCGACAAGCACCTGGTCACGGGTTTGCACGCTGTGTCTTGGACTGGACGTTTCCATAGGGACTGCTCTCTTCTAATCTGGCTTCAATGGATCGGCGGACAGGGATATCGCTAAGCAGCTTGTTCCTTTTTGGTCGCCTTGAACTTGCCCTTGGAAAGAACTTGAATCTGGTATTGACGGGACTCTGGAATGGAATCCCCCCACATGGTCACGGCGCTCGGCCGGATGCCCAGCGCCGCTGCCAGTTTTGTCTTGCTGCCGAAGAATTCGGCGACTTCATGCGTATTCATTGCGCATCCTCGTTCGAGCTTCTCGCAATTTCAGCATGCTTAAGTTATTGCGTCAATGAGGTTTTCTGGCTACTGCATGCTTAAATTCAGTTAACTTAATATTGGGTCCATGGAAAGACATGAACGTATTGCCCGGGCCATCGCGCTCAGTGGGAAAAAGAAGGGTGAAATTGCTTCGCTTTGCGGCGTCGCAAACTCTGCTGTAACCCAATGGATTACCGGCGAGAGCAAAAGCCTCAGACCGGAGAACCTGTATGCACTTGCAAAGGCCACCGGATTTCGTGCCGAGTGGCTGGCCATCGGCGAGGGTAACGAGGTAGAGAAAGTCGACTCAAACATCGGAGAAGCCCGCCAGCCTATTGAGTCCTATCGCTATCCGGTTATCAGCTGGGTCGCCGCCGGCGCTTGGGCTGAAGCAGTTGAGCCCTATCCTGCAGGCTTCTCCGATCGTTATGAATTCTCCGAGTACGACTCGAAGGGCGCCGCGTTCTGGCTCGAGGTCAAAGGCGACTCGATGACGTCGCCTGTCGGCCAAAGCGTTACAGAAGGTACGCTGATCCTAGTGGACACTGAGGCAGAAGCAACACCAGGGAAGCTGGTGATCGCCAAACTGCCTGACAGTAACGAAGCCACTTTCAAGAAGCTGGTGAATGACGGCGGGAAACTGTTCCTGAAGCCGTTGAACCCAGCCTGGCGAATCGAGCCGTTCAATGAAGACTGTCGGATCGTCGGGGTTGTTGTGCGGGCGCTTCAGAAATTTTGAATAGAAAGATCAGAGCAACCTTTAGCTAATTGTGTGCATGCAAACCTTTTCGGATATCCGCCGGGTTTAAGTGTTGTCAGGACAACTATTTGCGGCCGATCATCTGGCGCGTCGTTGGGGCCATGGAGCTAAACAAACTTGAGCAGGACCTAAAGCGCGACCTCCAGGGTGTCGCCTCCGATCTGAAGTGGTCAGCGGTAGAACTGATGCGAATCGCCGAGCGGTTGAGCCAGGCTGGTAACGAGGCGGACGCACAGGCCGTGCTGAGGATGTGCGCTGTATTCCATGCCGATGAGGATCGGCTGACTGCTTACGCCGATGAGGTGAAGACGGGAAGGATTGTGCGGGATAAGTCGGAGATGGAGTAGAGGCGAGGCTCGAAGGGTGCTAACACCCCAGGACACAATTAGAGGCGTGAACCAGGATGTCAGAAGACGAAATTCAGAATACAAGACAATTTGCAGTATCGGCTCATGACTTTGTCCGCTTTTTGGAAGCGAAGACTTTAGATTCGCCCTGCCCAGCCTGTAGCTTTCAAGGTTGGACGGTGATCGGCTCCTCAAAAAACGGAAGCACGTATCGCCTCGCGACGCCCCTCCGTGACGGGCCGAAACCAAGCCAAGTTTCAACATTTGCAATTTATTGCAATGAGTGCGGCTTTGTAAGGCATCACCTATCCAGAAAGGTGCGGGAGTGGATCGATGAGAACCCGGAGCCGGAGCAATTAGACCTCGAAGAGGTAAGCGAGGCTGACTTTGAGTAGTAGGTTCAGTACACCTGACGCAATGAAAGCCCATCTGGAGCTAGTAAGCACATTCAACACTCCCTCGCCAAAGGATGAGGTGGTGCCTGCTGACATTCCAGCCACAGTGAGCAATACTCAACGCATGAACGATATTACTCGCGAAGAATTCAATGCCAAGCTCGAGACCATCGAGGTAAAGATGGATGCTCGGGTTGAGTCTGTGTCCGCGAAAATCGAAGGTTTCCTTGCCGCTCAGGCTGAGCGCGACAAGGCTCAATTGGAGCGGGACAAGCGCTATGAATTGCTTGCAGATCGTGTAACAAAGGCTGCCGAAGGAGCTGAAGCCGCTGCCAGTCAGGCAGCTACAGTGAAATCTAACTACTGGGCGGCGGTAGCCGTGCAGCTCCTTGCAGTGGTGGCCATTCTTGTTGGTGCTTACTACGCAAATCAGGCGAACGTATTGGGCGCCATGCAAACAACCCTGGCAGCCATTCAGTCAGGAAAAGACAGCAGCACGTTGAAACCTGAAACATCCCCCTCAACTGCACCGACACCAGCACAGCCAAGTAAATAACGAAAAGCCCGGCCCAGCGCCGGGCTTTTCATTCCGTCTTACGCCTCAACAGGTTTATAAGCTGTCAGGATTTACGCCAATAAGCCTCAAAGAGCTAGCTAAGGATTCATCCAGAACAATCTCACCCGTGGTCGATGCGGCTTGGTTAATGCCGACCGTTCTGTATTTCATATTTTGCCCGGCAAGCATTTGCTTCAAAATGGACCTGGCTTTGGCGCCACCAGCTACGGTGTATGGGCTCATCATCTTGTAGACATTTTCAACGCTTTGAGCCTGCGCCTTTTTGATCATTTCTTGCTGTTCCGCCGGAAGACCTAGGGCAATCTCGGGCATCGCAGGGACCATTGAAACAGGAGTTTCTTGAGGGGTTATGGTCCACGCCTCGTTCTGATCGATCCTCATCTGAATCGTTCCGACTGGAATCTTATAACGGCCGCCAGACATCAGCCCAACGTAGAGCTCACCACCCTCCTTGCGAATGACCGGGTAAAACTTCAGCGAGCTGGTGATGATCGAGGTCCCGGCTGAGAAATCACCTGAAGTGACCATCATCGTCGTCTTGTCGGTGAACTCATCAGTCGAGCCAGTCGCCTTCCATACCGATCCTGATGCGCAGCCGCCAAGCGCCCCCATCATTATCAGAATTGCAATCATCCGTTTCATAGCCAGCTCCAGTCGTTTAGTGCGTCGGTTTTAACAGAGCGCCAGACTTTTGCATTCCGCCTTGCTCCCCCGCAGACGCCATCTACACTGACGATAGCTGATAGCTGATAGCTGTCGGATCACCCCCCCCTTCGACAGAGAGCCCGCCACGTGCGGGCTTTTTGTTGTTTGTGCGCCCAATGCCTATTGGAGGAATGAACCATGGTCCACCCAAAACTCGTTCCAGCCGTGCTGGCCAGCCTTCAATTGAATCAGATGATGATCGGCGAAGCTTTTGAGGAGATCGCGGTCTGGCTGGAAAAGGAAGGTGCAACAGAGACTGCGCAGAAGCTGAGGGTTCGTGTTGGCGATCTGAGATTCAATGCGGAAACCATGGATAGGGCGATTATTGAGCTGCTCAAGACGGATGAGAGCGTGCACTGAAAGTGACATGAGCCCGAGCAACGCCGGGCTTTCTCATTCCCCTCCTCCGCTGCTACGCTTTCAGCTCCCTCGAATGGAGTCGAAGCCATGCCTACCCCCGAATACTCTCTCCCCGATGTCCTTGAGCGCATGCATGAAAATCAACACGCCCTGGAGGCTGCCATTATGGAGCTGACGCTGTTGATTGAGAGCCAGGGCTCGATCGAGATAGGCGGTAACGTCCGCGGCGCGCTGGATACGATCCGCGACAATGCAGGGCACATCAACCAAGGCTTGGCCAGGCTGAAGGCTCAATGACCAGACTGATCGAGTCGACTTCCTCCTGATATAACGCAACAGAGTATGAGCCCGCCAAACGCGGGCTTTTTTGTGCCCGGAGAAAATGCGCCCCCCTCCCCGCACATGCCTCTTGCCAAAATATGGCAGGAACAATACTGTACATACATACAGCTATTAGCAAGGAGCTTTCTATGTCAAAAATCGCGTCACCCGTATCACAAGCCAGAGACTCATATGAATTGGTTGGCCGGCGCATCCAACGCCTGATAGCTGCGCCCGGCGTTCAAAAGGTACAGGCCATAACCGTGACCAGACTTGAAGCAGAACCCGCTGAAGCATGGCAGCAAGTCATTCAGGAGATTGAAGAGACCAGCGGTGTAAGTATGGAGCGCCTTGAGAGCGGCGCCGTAAGAATCGGATGGCGAAAGTACTGCGAAACCTGAAATGAGCCCGCCACTGAGCGGGCTTTTTATCGCCCACACATTTCAGCAATCTGAATTTATTAATTCAGCATGCTTGACATGCTAATTTCAGCTTGCTTAAATTCATCTCAAGCCAACGCATTACCGGCCTAGCAGCGAAAGCTGCGCCGCTCTTTAGCGATGCCGCTTCACGTTCCACCTTGCCGGATCACCACCGGCCCAGATTCAAAGGCAGCGATGAACCGGCCTCAACGGTTCAGAGGGTTGGCAACTGACCCGGGCGTGCAGCGTAAAACGCCAAGAACAGTTATCCAGCGGGAGAACAAGCCGAAAGGCCCGCGGCTGGAAGAACAATTTGAGATAGCCAATGACCGACGCCAGTAGCGGGTCACGGCGGAAAGTTTCACTGATGCACCTGGTGACGGGTGCATTGGGAAAACAACCGAGGAATGACGATGACACCGGAACAGAAAATGAAATTCCTGATCCTGGCGCTCGATGCGCGCTGGCAGCAAAAGGAAGCGCTGGATTACGCCGCGATGACCGGCGCCGATGCGGATGCTGGTTATGCCTCCTTAGTGGATGCCGGGGAGCACTGGGATAGCCGAAACGAGACTCGCTGCGGCGATGTTGAGACGGGTATCCCGTGCGACGGCGGCCGCCACTACGAAGCCAAATCGGTCGCTGCCCAGCTGCCAGACGGCTCATGGGTCGGCTGGACGCACTACTACGGCGGCGGCAAACATGCTGAGCCGGATGCCATCGAGTGGATGAGCGAAGCCTACGACCTCTCGTGTGTCGAGGAAGAGAAGGTGGTGACAGCTAGCACCTTCAAAAAGATCGCGACATAGATCAGCCAGCGCTAAAGACCACAGCCCACACATGCGGAACTTCAGAAAAAAAACAACAGAACACGATCAAAAGTCGAATGACTTTCCCTCAGTGTTCAATCTGCTCTTTTCAGAGAGTCCATTGCAAAATTCTCTATATGACGTTTACCACTTGCATCAAACCAGCTGCACTTAGCTCCGTTTCTTGGTCCATTGCCGAATCCGCCAGCAGAAAAGTCCCCTATCTGTTCAATGGTCATTCTCGGCCCCCCACTCTTCAGTCGTACTACCTGGCCTAGCACTAAATTTTGCATTCATTCGCTCCCTAAATAATGGCGCAGCGATTCTACACGTTACTTTTCGAATCTACCCACATGCACTCCCCTCCGCGCCCAACGGCAACCAGCGGAACGGATGAGTGCAGCCGAGTTTTGTTGGACGACCACCGGTTAAAGCCCGATGGATCACCCTGAATGGCCTCACGGTCAATATGTTTAAAAAGGATGCAGGGCGGCCCTCGCCCTAATCCATCTCGCCGATCTGGAGGCGATCATGAACACCCCGCATAGTTCTTTGCCTAAACACCACCGCAAGCCGCCTCCAGTGAGCCACAGCCCGCATGAGGACGCTCGGTCCGAATGGCTTTACAACGCGGCCGAAGAACTTCTTCGCGGCTGCAGCGTGTCGTTCCAACGCCGCATGCACGCTCCGCAAGGCGTGACCGCTGATGAGTTCGCCCTGGCAGTGGATGAGTATGTGAACAACCGCCTTGCCGATAGCGAAGTGCATACCCCGGCACTGGGTTGGCTGCTGATCAGGGCGGCGATTGGGAGCACTGACAAGACCGCTGTGACCGAGCTGCTTGGCAACAGCGACCACCCGCTGGGCAAGCTTGGCGAAATTGCCGAGGGCCTGCTTCGCCCCCTTGCCGATGACGCGCTGATAGCCAAGGCCGAGGACGATGAACTGTGAGCCCGCACATCCTGATTGATCAGGCGCTCGACGGTGTGGCCACACCCATTGGCCAAGAGGACATCAGTCTTTTGGTCCAGGCACTGATCACCCGCCTATTCACCGATGGCGCAATCACCTCTGACGAATTCAACCACTACTGCAAGCGGCTGCGAAACATTTGCAAGCAGCGCAAGGAGGCACGATGACGACATCACCAGTCAAAACGCTGATTGATGAGCAGCTCGACGAGATCGAATCGAAATTAATCTTGCTGGGCTTCGGCCTCCCCTTCAATGAGGTGATCGGTAAGCCGCGGGAAATGCGCGTTGCGAATCTTCCTCAGCGTCTGGCGGCAACCATGAAGGGCGGTCGGATTGCGGTGAGAGTTCGGTCATGAAGCCAATCTTCTGGCTGCTCACCGCCGGCCTGGTAGTAGTGATGCTGGCCTACAACGGCATCCGAGACGCATCCAGCGTCTGCCAGCCACCGCAAGTCGCTCACAGGTTCCTCCATTGACCAGCCGCCAGCGGGCGCGGCGCCTGCTGATCTGGCGCGGCTCTTTCCCTGCTCTCACCGTCTTTGCCTTTCTGATGCTGCTCAGCGCCCTCGCTGATCGCGTCACTCAATAATCCACAACTTCAAATTCAGCGCCCCGGCAACGGCACGGCGCGGGAGAGAGTCATGCTCGCAGCTATTGCAGATCGAATTCGCTCAAAGTCCTACGAACTCCCGCTGTCTCGCGATTACGTCCGTCACTGGGGCCTGAAAGAAGCCATCCGTGAGCTGGTGCAGAATGCCTTGGACAGCGAGTCACCTTTCGAATACGCCTTTGCCGACGGCCAGCTGTTCATCACCAGCCGCTTTGCAAGGTTGGAAGCCAGCACCCTAGTGCTGGGCAGCACGTCCAAAGCTGATCGATCTGACGCGATCGGCAGCTTCGGCGAGGGCTACAAGATCGCTCTGCTGGTGCTGACCCGCAACGGCTACGACGTGAAGGTGCTCAACGGCAACAAGCAATGGGTGCCAGAGTTCCGGCATAGCGACCAGTTCGATGCTGAGGTGCTTTGCATCAACGAAAGCCCAGCGCACCGGCAGAATCAGGGAGTTGAATTCGTAGTTTCTGGCCTGACAGAGGACGACGAAGCGGAAATTCGCGGCATGTGCCTCCGCATGCAACCGTCAATGAGCGACGTTATCGGCACCAAGTACGGCCACATCCTCCCTTCACGGCCCGGAAAGCTGTATGTAGGCACGCTTTTCGTGTGCGACACAGATCTGACCTACGGCTACGACATCCTTCCTGAGTACTTGCAGCTTGAGCGTGACCGCCAAACGGTGAGCGGCTGGGATCTGAAACAGGTATCGAAAAACGCCTGGATCGATACCGGCCGACTCGACGAGGTAGCAGAGAAGATCGAGCAAGGTATCCCTGATGTTGAATACGTCGAGTACGGCAGCACCGAGCTTGTGCGGGAAGCCTGCTACAGGCTTTTCCAGCAGAAGCACCCGGGCGCGATTGCCGTTCAATCCCAGGAAGAGCTGAACACCCTGATCAAGCAGGGTATGACCAACACCGTGGTCGTGCGCGGCGCGTTCTATTCGCAAGTTGCAAACTCGACCACATACAAGCAACAGGTCACCCACGTCGTGTCCATCCAGACGCCCAAAGCAGCGCTGGAAGAATGGTACCGCGACAACAAAAAATACATGAGCAGGCTTCCGGCGGCTTCCTTGAAGGACCTGGTCAAGCGCGCTGACGGCTGGAGGAACAAATGATGTCCACGAACATGCAGATATGGGAAAAGGTCAGCACGACCGATACCCGTTACACGAAAGCGGCCGAGGTTGGCGGACAGAAGATTACCAGCCTCAATGGCACCGCAATGATCATGAAGGCCACCGAAGTTTTTGGACCTGTCGGTATCGGGTTCGGCTGGTCGGTGATGGAAGAGCGCTTTGACGAAGGCTCCGAAATGATCAGCGGAGAAGGCGATAAGCGCCTGGTGCTGGGCCGAGAACTCAACCACACCATCAAGATTCGCTTCTGGTTTGAACTGGACGGCAAGCGTGGCGAGATCGAGCAGTACGGCTGCACCCGCTACCTCTACAAATCGAAGTACGGCACAACAACAGATGGCGAGGCGCCGAAAAAGTCTCTCACTGACGCCATCAAAAAATCTCTGTCCATGCTCGGTTTCAGCGCCGACGTGTTCTTGGGCATGTTTGACGATACCGGTTACGTCGAGCAACTGAAGGATGAGGAGCGCCTTGAGGATGCCGCTGATAAAGACGCCGAAATCCTGCGCCAAAAACAGGAGCGTCTTGATTGGCTAAATTCAGCGGTCGAGACAATTGGCAAGGCAGTAACGCTCTATGAACTGAAGACGCTGAACGTGAAATATATCCGCGAGGCAACCCGCCGCAACGAACCGACTTTCATCGCACGCATCACTCGTGCTTTTGAAGAGCGGAAGTCCGCCCTCGAGCAGGGCAAGGAGAAAGCAGCATGACGCAACTCTACGCGCTCACCGGCAAGCTCGCCGAACTCCAGGCAATGGCCGACACCGACGACGAAGGCCTGAAAGAGGCCTTGCAATACGCGATGGACGAGATCCAGGGCGATTTCAACATCAAAGCCGACAACATCGTCATGCTGCGCCGCAACATCGAAAGCGACGTGACAGCCATCGAGACAGAGATTGAGCGCTTGGCCGAGCTAAAGCGTGTCAAATCGAACAGCGTCACGCAGATCAGCGACTACCTGCGCCGAAACATGGAAGCAGCCAACATCAAGTCAATCAAGCGACCGCTGTTCACTATCACCCTGGCCTTGGGCAAAGAGAAAGTGATCGTGGACAACGAGGACGCCGTGCCGGACGAGCTCACATCAGTGAAATCCAGCATTACGCCCGACAAGACTGCGATCGCGGCCAAGCTCAAAGAAATCCGGGACCACAATCAGTCGGTGCGAAAGCGTATGGACGCTGGCGAAGACGCCGAGCATGAACTTATCGAAGAACCAGTCTGGGCGCACCTTGAGCGTGGCGACAGTTCGATCCGCATAAAGTGAGGTCAGCATGATCAGCAACCACCTCAACTTGGTCGAGCAGCAGCGGCAGAATACGGAATCAATTTCTAACCGGATCGCCGATTTTTTGGCCGCCGGCGGGCAAATCGCTGAACTGAAAAGCCCGCCGCGCAATCCGCTACCGCCTCCCCGATCACAGAAAATCAACCCCGACACCATCCTCAAGCGCAAACCCAGGCCGCTGAACCGGGCGGAGCGCCGAGCACTGCGCAAAATGGCGGACTCATTATGAGCAAGCGCAAACCGCACAACCTCAGGGTGCGCATCGACCGATCATGTCGCTCTCTGCTGGCCACCAACCACGTTGCGGTGGTGAACATCGACCCCAGCGGCCATCAGGGCATGATCAACTACAAATCGCTGAAGAACATCGCTCCCGGGAAGATTGGCCAGGCTGTGTGCAGCATCCCCCACCGTTGGACGATCTACCTCAGCGCTCTCTGTATTGATGCTCGCGGCGATCGTTACAGCAAGTCGATAGAGGTGGCGCCGGACGGCGTGTACCTCTCCGACCATCTGGAAGACGTGATCGAGCACTGCTACAAGAAATTGCGCGACTCAGCCAATCAAAGCCAGATGGTGGCTTCTGGCTGGATCGCTATTCCTGAATCCCTATCGCTCGACGAGGCTCACGCAGCGCGGATTTTTGAAGCGGTCGGAGCCTGGAATCAGGTCAAGGTAGCAGCGTGAGACGTTTCCGCACCCAACAACGAAAACGACAAACCTGGCTGGCGCTGCCGACCAGCGGCATAGAAGAGGTTGGCCATGGCCAAGAGTGGACAAGAGCGATCGGCGAAGGCCGCCGAGAAGCGGATCGAATACGACGAGAAGGAACTGCGGCACCGGGTCAGGCTCGGCACCCGGCAGAAGCTTGATGAGCTGATGGCCTGGAACGGCATCGAGGAAATGAGCGAGGCCGTACAGAACCTGATTCTGAACGCTCATGCGCTCGGGCCGACATTGTCATTCCAAGCGATGGAAAGTCCGCGCCACAAAGTTCAGATAAGCGAAAACGTGGCGCGGATGTTTCGGAACCAGAGCTTGGCCAAGATTCATCGCGACACCGATGAGCCTGAAGATGAAATCGTCGATCCGGCTCAGGATGCACATTATCGATAACTCGGAAAACTTTATCGTCAAAGTTTAAGAAACACTCTAGATATTCTTGCTAGAGGAAGAGGAACTAGCAACAGAAAAATCAACAACAATTTCCTCCTCTTCCTCCTTCTTGGAGGAGGCTGACAACGTAAGATCAAACTTCTTTTCAAAAAGCGAAGCTATTTTCTCGTATTTTTCAGAACCAAGGCTATCCCCTTTTAATTTCATCAAACTCATAACTGCTTCCTGTTCCTTTTCTCTAATCCCCGGCCTAAGAATGAGAGAGGTAAGAGTCTCATACAAATTTGGAACCCACACCGATATATTAGGAGAATCCAAATGTAGCTCCATGGCCCATTTTTGAGAAATCCCAAAATCCCCGTCGGAATTATTAATAATCTCGAAATCAACCCCATTATATTTAATTGCTATTTTGGCCAGATTTGAGCTTTTGAATAACGCCATTGCCTTACCATAATTCGTAACAAGAATATCTACATCCGATGGAGGGTTGTTCATTATTGCACCATGAAGACACGCTGCAACACTTCCGATAACCATGTATTCTATTTTATTCCTATTAAGCTCTTTGACTATAAAACTCAAAGCTTCCGCCATTTCCTTGGGCAGCATAATAAATCATCCCTCGCATTAATCAGTGAGATTACCCAACAAGCACACCAACATATTCAGTCATAGTAAGTAATTCCAAACAAAGCCTGACCACCACACCAGCCCGACCGAAACTGCTATACAACTAGACTTTCAACTTCCACTTGCACCTCGTAAACAAAACCGTAACTCCTCGAGCTATTTTCTTCAAAATAGTGTCCATCAAGTAATAGCCCACGACCCCACTTTTTGCCAATTTCCGGTCACGGAGGGCGGCGCCTACCCGAGGTATTTGCAATGCCCGTACTCCATAGCGCAATCCACAAGATCGACAAAAAACCCGATGGCCTCCCGGCCGTTCTGTTCCTCGGCGGTGCAGAGCAGGTCGAGAGCCAGGCTCGCGACGATCTGATGAGCCAGCTCAACGAAAGCTACAACACCACCGCCGGCAAAGGCTGGGGTTTCTTCCACGCTGAATCTGGCGCGTACCCACTCCGTGGCTGGCTCGCCAAATACTTGGCTGGCGGCTCCGACTTCCTCGACTTCAGCATCACCGCCGTCGAGCACCTGACCAGGCTGATGGAAGAATCGAACCTAACCACCGGCGGGCACGCCCTCTTCTGCCACTACCAGCAAGGCCTGACCGATTACTTGATCATTGCCCTGGTGCAGGAAACCGAAGCGGTGACCATGACTGAGGAGCTGCACCTGATGACGGTCAAGCGCCTGGACCTGGACCATATCCGCCTGGCCGCTCGAATCAACCTCAGCGAGTGGAAGAACAACCCACAGTCGCGCCAATACATCTCGTACCTCAAGGGCAAGCAGGGCCGAAAGGTCAGCGAGTATTTCCGCGACTTCATCGGCGCGCAGGAAGGCGTCGACGGCCCGGGCGAAACCCGAACGCTACTCAAGGCCTTCAGCGACTTCGTTGAAAGCGAAGACCTCGGCGAGGAATCCGCCCGAGAGAAGACCAACACCTTGGTCAGCTACGCGATGGCCCAGGCCAAGTTCGGCGAACCGCTTACCCTCGATGAATTGTCCGAAGTGCTCGACGACGCACAGCCAAAGGCGTTTGCCAACTTCATTCGCGACAAGGATTACGGCCTGTCGGCTTCACTTCTGCCGGACAAAAAGACCCTGAACAAATTCAGGCGCTTCACCGGCCGCATCGATGGCTTGTCGATCAGCTTCGAGCAACACCTTCTGGGATCAAAAGTCGAGTTCGACGAAGCCGGCGGCACTCTGACGCTGCGCAGCCTGCCGACTCAGCTGACCGATCAACTCAAGCGCGCAGCTGCCTGAGCCCTACCGATACCTCGCATTCGGTCACGGAAGCTGGTGATATTCCTCTTCCAGATCTATTGGCCCTGTGTCTATCAACCATTTATTTCCGAGGCGTACAGGCTTAAGTCGTGGTCCGCCAAGCATGTCTTGATGAGGCCACAGAATGTAGCCCGAACCGTCAGCCTTTGGCTCAACGTGAACAATAAACAGGCTAACGTCTTCCCTACTCCATCCAATTGCCGCAGCAATCTTTGCGTCGTTAGTAACGTTCCGAATAACCATCGCGAACTCCGTTCGTGAAGTTGAGCATTGAAAGCCTAGCTCAGCGCAAAGAAGTACTCATACCACCTGTCGCATTCGGCCACGGAGGGCGGCACCTTTCTAGACAAAACCAATCTCTAGCTCTACTTTTATAGCCATGGGTTATTCGGAACCCATATTTAATCAACATAGAAAAAAAGGACTTCTATGAAAAGACTATATTTAGTCTCTGCTGCATTATTGCTATCCGTTACGACTCAATCGTTTGCTTGCGATTCGATAAAGTGGTGTCAACACACACCAAATGCAACTAACAATTTCTCCTCCGCGAGTTATCAATGTGGGTGTAACGACCCACCAAATTACGACAAAAATCCAAAACTTGGTGAGAAAGAAAGCAAAGACCAAGTGTACGATTTAAATCCAAATATTAACAACAGTGGTAACTCCCACAACACCATGTCGAAATAGATTCATCCTCCCTTCAGGACTTCGACCATCCCTATACCCGACAAGGCGGTGAAGGAGACCGCCTGCCCCACCCTCACCTATTGCGCTGAAGGTCCTGTAAATCGGTCGATCTCTTTCCGGTAGGTTGCAAGCTCAATGATCTGCCGCAAGCAAATGACGACCTCCAGTTTCTGCTTGTCGTCGGGAATTCCTATTCGCTTCAGCATCGCTCGGGCGTCTTCCTCGATCGCCGCGAGTGCATCGATATCGCTTTGCAATCTCATGTCAGTCTCCCGTCAGACTGCATCGAACATAAACCAATAGCCCACTTCAACGAATCACGCCAGCCGACGAGGCAGGCGTCTGACTGGAGATTGCCGATGAGCATCCCCGTGAACGCTTTGAAAGACGACGAGCTCTTGCACTACGCAGCGCTTGATCCTGGTGCCGCTACCGAACTCGCCCGCCGCATTGCCGACAACAGCATTGATCCGAGTGCTGAGCGGGATGAGCTGCGCGAAGACGTTCGCATGCTCGAAAGCCGCGCAGAAGACACTGAAGATGAAATCAACGAACTGCACAGCCAAGCGTCCACAGCCTGCGAGTTCATCCGCCGCGCCATGAACCCGGATGAGCGTGTCCTTTCCACTAACGAGCTGCTGCAGAAAGCGCTCGATTGCTTGGAGTAACGCCATGAGCGCATTTGCCGTATTCGGGATGAATGAACACTTCGCCCGCGAAGAGGCGAAGCGCAAGGTTCGCGACTTCAAAATTGAGAAGGGCCTACGGGTCGAGCTTTCAATGAGCCAGTGGCTCCAGGCTGTAGAAGATCGCGTAATCAAGATCATGGACGGCAAGCGTGTCGCCCAACTCAGCAGCATGTTCGATGCCCCTCAGTACGCCGCTGATTATGCAGATCGTATCCGCAAGTTGGGGCGGTGCCGCGACGTCATCATCAGGGCGAAGATCAAGGTGCCGCAAAACGACCTGAGGCGGAAGTCGGCGACCAAGCTTTCGTGGATGGATTACTCGCTGGCGTCGACGGCGGCCGCCTGACCTAGCCTCACCTATTGCACTGAACGCCTCGAACTATAGCGGCAATTCATTTTGCGTAGACAATAGCCAATATGGCTACAACAACACCAAGCAATCCGGTCACTGTTGAAATGATTGGCGCCAATACATCAACTTTGAGTTTAAAATCTGCTCTCAAGTCTGCACGCACTTGTTTGAATCCCTTCTGTGTCAGATAGGGTGTTTCAGCCTCATCGTAATCCCACTCGATCCGCCCATACATGGTCGGATCAGAAAGATCTGGCATATCCACCAAAGCTTTTCTTGTTTTGCTCTGGTAGTACTTCGTTTCGATGCATGCCAACCACTGATTAGCAAGTGCAAGGTGGGTGTAGTAGTCACTTGAACTACCCATCTCAGGATCAGGATGCGGCTCAGGCTCATCTTTTTCCAAGTTCTTAATTCTGCGCTCTTGCTTCCATATCGCGATTCGATATTCGAAATAGTTCAATTTTTCAGTCCCTGTCAAAATTTTCGAAACTATACCGACGAGGTGCCACTGTGCCCATCACTTACGGAAGCGTTTGCAGCGGCATCGAGGCTGCGACTATGGCTTGGCACCCGCTAGGCATGCGCGCCACTTGGTTCGCGGAGATCGAGGCCTTCCCCAGCGCAGTGCTGGCCCACCACTACCCAAACACGCCGAATCTCGGCGACATGACCAAACTCGGCGCCCAGGTGCTGGCCGGCAAGATCGCCGCGCCGGACGTGTTGGTCGGCGGAACCCCGTGCCAGGCCTTCAGTGTCGCCGGCATGCGTCAGGGTCTGCTCGACCCGCGCGGCGCCCTCACCATCAAATACGTGGAGCTCGCAGATGCAACTGACTATGTTCGCGCCGGCCGCCGAAAGCCGCCCTGTGTCCTTGTCTGGGAAAACGTCCCAGGCGTCCTCAGCGACAAAGGGAACGCCTTCGGATGCTTTCTTGGCGCGCTTGCTGGGGAAGACTGCGAACTGCAGCCTTCAGGGAAAAAATGGCCGGACGCTGGTTGTGTGTATGGACCCAAAAGAACAATCGCGTGGAGGGTCCTGGACGCCCAATATTTCGGCTTGGCCCAACGACGCCGTCGTGTGTTCGTTGTCGCAAGTGCTCGAGATGGATTCGATCCCACCGAGGTACTTTTTGAGCGCGAAGGCTCTCGCAGGGATATCCCGCCGGGACGGGAGGAGAAGTCGGCACTTCATCCTACTCTCACGGCGCAGGGCGGAGGCTCTCTCGATGACCGAGAGGCATATGTACTGGAGCCCGAGGGCATTAGACGAACAAGCGTCATCGAATGGGAGCGTTGCCAAGGTTTCCCTGATAACTACACGCTGATCCCATGGCGCGACAAACCTGCCAGCGAATGCCCGGACGGCCCGCGCTATAAGGCGATCGGTAACAGCAAGGCCATACCAGTGGTGCACTGGATCGGTAAACGCATAAAAATTTACACCACCTCCTCTCTAGACCTTGACTAAATCGCGCTCATAAACCATACAATCGCGGATGAATCAGCAGAGTTGCTATAAATGGAATTAAAACAAGTAAACCAAGAAAATAGAAATATCGAAGATAGCATTGTATCGGCTAGTATATTTTGTGCTAACACATGGATGACACTAATTGCACCATTGGTAATCGGACTATTTGCGAGCAAATTATTTGCAAATCAAGACTTCACTCCAACCGAAACAACACTTTACTCAATATCAATCGCAATCCACATAGTTTTTGCAATAATAATTTTTTATGCTGGCAACAGAAAATCTACAACCCTAGCTGTTGAAGAGGCCTTGGAAGACACTCGACAATACAAGATGGAAATAATTCCAAAAGCCAAAGCTGTTTATGAGGTATCCAAAACCCAGCAAAGCGTTACATATTTAATGACAGTAGAGCTTGAATCTTTGATTGATGAAGTCAGGTCTCGTCCCGCCGATTACCCGTTCGCACAAGGACTCAAAGACTGGGAAGTAGGGCTCAATCGAATTCTCTGGCATTTAGTAGACAATCGCACACAACTTTTTGGATACAAAAGCGACGCTTTTTATAACTTTGCACTTTATATGTACGATGAGGAAAGCGAGGACCTTTTCATAAAATGGCGTAGTCACGACAATAGACTCTCTACCTCCAATAGGCGTTGGAAGCCAGGCTTCGGACATGTCGGCCTTGCTTATATTCAAGGTGAGGCAAAAATTTGTCAGGATATAACGACAAGCTCCGAGCTATCAGATAGCGCTGCAATAGAATCTGATAAAAAGAATTATAGATCATTCATTTCCATACCGGTAAAGGACTCTTACAATGTGTTTGGTGGAAATAAACCTCTAGGTGTGCTAGTATTTACCAGCAACCACGTCAACCAATTCTCTTGGGAACGTGATAAAGTCTTCACTCTGACAGTTGCAAAAATACTGTCTATGTACATCGAGCGACATTTGATTTCACTAATGGAGGTTTCAAAGTGAAAGACAAGGAAAATAGGTTCGCCGGATTGGCTGGCTTAATAGTGCAGCCTTCATCTATTAAAACTGGCATCATTTCCGAAAGCTTGAGCTTTGAAGACTGTATCATTCAAAGCTCGAAGCATAGTGGCTCTTTTTCGCGAGAATGGGTTGAATCCGAGGTTGAAAAAAGTGCTGACTATTTCACAAAAGAAATTTACAGCCGCTCTTAACTCCCCCCTCGCCCAGACACATTAAAATAAGCTCGCTTCGGCGGGCTTTATTCCCCCCGTTTAAGAGCCTTCAACCATAACCGTACCCTGCTAACAATTACTCATTCTACGAATGCCGAGTTGATCGAAATGGTCAGCGCAACACCCTGAAAGAGCTCGAAACTGACGGAAGATATATACCGCGAAGTCGTCGACGGTCCGGCGCTGAAAACAGCCGCCGAACAGCGGTAACTCCCTCCACCATCAAAGTCAGTCGCTATAGCGGCAAGGAATCGCTATGCCTGAAGAAATGAAGAAGGCTCGGCCAGAGCACTATCGCTACATCAACTCTATTGGGCCAGAAGGTCTTGAGGTGCACTGCATACCTACCAGGTGATCGGTGAGACTGCGCAGTGCTACTACATCGGCGGCATAATCTAGATTGTCTGGAAGAAGCCGATGCAGTACTGCGTTTATTCATTGCACTTCCCGATCGCACAGAGACCTGGCAAATAACTGGGAAGATACGCATTTCGCAACTCAGCAAGTTTTTCAGAGTTTCGAGGGACTATCGAAATCACTCCATTGAATTGGTCATCATATATACCACCTAAAACAACCAAATCACCGTATGCTGAAAGGATAGCGTATTCCCCTCCATTCATATTGACTGTTTGGTAATCACTTCTCCACTGCGCAAAACCCTGACCCGCCCCACGCACCATAAATGCTAAAAGAACTAGAACCACGGCAAGCGAAATATGGAATATCCATTTATTTCCTAAATCCAGCTTTGTTAATCCCTCCCGAAGGATTGAGCGATCAGTCAACCCCTCGGATTCCGCAGCCCGACTCAGCGCTCCTTTGAGCCCATACTTCAACCCTTTAAGTACAATAAAGGCATACTTTGAGACAGCAAAAGTTAAAGACGAGATAAATAACAGGATAAACATCCTCGAACTAAACCCTGTAATACAGACACCTATGAGTGCTATTACGGGTATAAGAAACTCCAACCCCAGCACCCTCACCTCTTTCAACGGGTCAGTCATTATCCTGAACACACCAATAGTGAATAAAAGTACGGGAATCAATACAACAACTGAGCACGCCAGAGAGACAACCATTGCTTTCAAATCAATTGAAATGAAAGAGTAGGAATAGCCAAATTCACCGGCGTAACCAACCTCGAACAACAAAGCGCCTACAAATGAAACCAAAGGAAGGACGGCCAAGAGCACGCTTTCCCTAAGAAAAAAACTATTCACCGTCACCTTCTGTGCTTTCCGTTTTGACTATCTACTCAATATACAAGCTTGCCGATGAGCGAGCGAGGATCACTCATGTCCGATTCTCAAACGGAATCCACGCCCACCGCTCGCAAGCTGCGCAAATGCAACGAGTGCCGCCGATTCCACGCCTACCGCTAACCCATTCCCCACCTTCTGCTGCCCCGCGCGGCATGGAGCATCGCTATGAAAAATGAAATTCTCTCGGACGAGGAGCTTGCAGAGCTCACCGGCTACAAGGCCAGGTCCTACCAGCGGCGCTGGCTGATTGATCGTCAATGGGTATTCGTCGAAAGTCGCGGAAAACGCCCACTGGTTGGCCGCATGTACGCCCGCATGAAGCTGGGCATGATCACGCCCACCATCGCTGACCCCAACCCCCCGCCGGCGGCACCGGCATGGACGCCCGACTTCTCACGAGTGAACTGATATGCGACCCCGCAAGGCCGAAACACGCAACTTGCCGCCCCGGATGTATCAGTGGACGCGGAAACGGAAAAGCGGAAAGGACTGGATTGCCTATTACTACCTGGACCTGACTGGTAAGGCGATCCCGCTGGGCAAAGACTTGGACCTGGCCAGGATCAAATGGGCAGAACTGGAGGCCAAGGAAAAGCCGCTCGATCTGCGCACCATGAAGGGCATCTTCGACCGGTACATCCGCGACATCGTCTCCAAAAAAGCACCGCGCACCCAGAAAGACAATCTGGCGGAGATCAAGCAGCTCCGACCGATGTTCGATAGCGCCCCCATCGACTCGATCACCCCGGCCACGATTGCCGGGTACCGGGATGCACGGACAGCGAAAGTGCGGGCTAATCGTGAGATCGCCACCCTCTCCCACATCTTCAATATCGCCCGGGAATGGGGGCTGACGACCAAGGAGAACCCCTGCCAGGGCGTGCGCAAAAACAAGGAAACGCCCAGGGACTATTACGCGAATGATGTGGTTTGGGATGCTGTTTACAAGAAGGCAGCTCAAGAGCTGAAAGACGCGATGGACCTGGCTTATCTCACCGGGCAACGGCCGGCAGATGTTCTGGTCATGAGGAAGGATGATGTCGAGGGGAAATATTTGGGCGTGCAGCAGAACAAGACACACAAGAAGCTGCGTATCCAGATGACTGACGGCGACGAGGCGAACAGCTTGGGGCTGCTGATCGCGAAGATGGCCGAGCGCAATGCCCAGCACATCTGCAGCTACCTGATTGTGAGTGCGCGCGGCAAGCGCATGACCGCGAAGATGCTTCGCGACCGGTGGGACAAGGCGCGTGAAAAGGCCAAAAAAGAGGCTGACGAGATTGGCGACACGCTGCTGGTCGAGAAAATCGGCAGCTTCCAGTTTCGTGATATCAGACCAAAAGCCGCGTCAGAAATCCTCGACGTCGGTGATGCGAGCCTGCTCTTGGGTCACACCAAGGGCGACATCACGGAACGCGTTTACCGCCGCATCGGCGCCATCGCCAAGCCATCAAAATAG